GGATCAACCTCCTTTCTCCCCCCGGGGACTTTGGGACAATTTGTCCCAAAGTCCGGGACGGTGCTTTCCACCTCGTTTCCCCACACATCCCAGCCGGGCGGCGTCTGTCTTGCGAACAGCTCCACCCGGGGCAGATCGCCCATAAGGGCAACAATCTTTTCCCGGGCCTCGTCCGGCTTTTTGCTGTGGGCTTCAATGGGGGAAATGATAAACTGGTGGATATTGGCCGCCTGCCGCTTCGGATGCCCTTTTGTTGCCAGCAGGCAGACCTCCGCATTTCCCCTCGTCCAGAAACCCAGGCCATAAAACCAGCTATCAGCCTTCCGGTTTTTCTTCAGCCAGACGAAAGCCACGGACTTATACTGAAAGCCCCACGCCTTAATCAGCCGCAGGGCCTCGGGGAGCTGGGGGAAAGTCGCCCACAAAAAAAGCGCACTGTCCGGGGCGGCCAGATCCGCCACCGGGAGCGCACATAACTCGTCAATCCCCATTGTGGGATAATGATTTTCCGCCGCCCCCTGTACCTTGCTCCGCTGGTACTGCCAGGGAGGATCGGCGTAAATGATAGAATAGTCTCCGATAATCAAACTCCTTTCTCCCCGGCCTCCACCGCCGAGCGCGCCACGCGGATACGCTCACTGGCGGCGGCGTAAAAGGCCGGAGCCGTTTCAAAGCAGACGAAGCGGCGGCCAGTATTGAGGGCGGCAACAGCGGTTGTGCCGGAGCCCGCGCAGATGTCGGCCACCAGCTCGCCGGGCCGGGTGTAGGTCTTGATGAAATACTCGCACAGCTCCACGGGCTTTTGCGTGGGATGGATGCCGCCCGTTACTGTAGGGACAAACAACACATTTCCCGGATAGCGCCGCCCATCGCTGGACTCGGAGCTCTGCCGCTCGAATTTTCCATAGTTCGGGCTGGTGCCGCTGCGGGCATGGACGCGGCTGTACGGCTTGCCGTAAGTAAACTGCGGATTGTAAAGTGGGGCTTTCTGATAGAACACCAAAATATTCTCCGACTTTTTCAGCGGAGCCCGGTTTGCATTGAGAAATCCCGTCCCGCGCTCTTTGTACCAGATCCACTCATAGCGGAGCATGGAGAGGTTGGAGGCCCCCAGCACCTTGTCATAGGGGCATTGAGCAAAGAACAGCACCGCACCCTTCGGCTTGACGGCCCATTTCACCGCCTCCCACAGCTCCGGGAGCGGCAACGGCACATCCCAAAAGTTGCGGGTAGTGCCGTAGGGCGGATCGGTCAAAAGCATATCCACCGAATGACGGGGGAGGGAGCGCAGGCCCTCGATGCCGTCCATCAGAAACAGCCCCTCTGGGCAGTCCGGGGACTTCGGGACACTTTGTCCCAAAGCCGCCTTATCGGTCATCCCTTGCCTCCTTGCCCTTTGCCGGGACAGGGCGGGCAGCGTTTTCACGGGCGGCCTGCGCCCGCCCTTCGGCTAACTGCTGGGCAATCGTCTTTGCGTCATCCCTTCCGCCCAGCAATTCCCGCTTTTGTAAAATGGCCTCCGTTTCCGCCATAAAGCGGGCAACATCCGCCTCGTTAAAGTCCTCCGGCGCTTTTCCATACCACAGGCGCGTCCCGTCGGGCCCATATCTTCTCGGCATATAACACCCCTTTCTTTAATGAGCTCCAAAGATGCTTTTTGAAATCGTTCCGGTTTTGAACAACATAAAGCAGAGCAGAACTGTATAGCCCACAGCTCCCCATATTGCGCCGATGGGATCTCCGCCTGTGGCAATCCCTTGAATGAGCACCGCATAGATGCCCACGCACAGCAGGATTAAAAGCCCCTGGAAACCGATGGCGAACAGGGACTTCAGATAATTCTGCCCCATGCTCCCCATTTCTCGGTTGGACAGGGTAGCCACCGGGATGGGCGCTAAACTGGTCAGCATATATATTTCCAGCATACGGCCATAAATCAGAACGAAAATCACGATATTCAGCGCGGTCATGGTAAAACCGATAAAGATCGACTGGAGCCACAGGCCCAAAAGGGAGCCCAGCCCCATTGTTTCCAGCGTGGCCTCCAAATCCGCCAGCATATCCGGCGAAATGTCCGTAGAACCCTGGATCACCCCCGCCGAGCTTGCAATCACGCTCTGCGACACATCAAAAATCGCGTTGACGATATTGAATGTGTTGGAGAGGATCAGGATGGCCGCCGCCGTTTTGAAAATCCACTTAAAAAACATCCAAGTGTCGATGTCGTGTAAATTATTGCGGTCTATGAGCATTTGAATGAGCTCGTACACCGCCACATAGGTTAGGACTAACCCGGCAATCGGTAAAATTACCGTTTCGGAAATCTGGCGGATAAGGGAGAAAACCCCGGCGTTCCATGCCGCCGGGGTTGTTCCCACCTCTCCCGCAATCTCCCCGACTCGGGCGTTTACCGTATCAAACAGGCCGCTCAGATTGCCTAAAATGCCTTCAATGAGCAGGCTTTTGAGCCAGTCGGTCAGCCAGTCGGTGAGAAATCCCATAAGCCGCTACCTTAAAACAGGCCGGACAGCAGAGGGATCAGCGTAGTGCCGAGCAGGATGATGCCGCCGCCCGCCATGAGCTGCTTCATGCCCTGGCTTTTGGAACCTGGATTGTCGGAACCATAACCTTCCAGGAGGTTGACAACGCCCCACACGCCCAAACCAGCGCCCAGCGCAACAACGAGAGTCTGCAAAGTATCAATAGCGGAAGAAAAGAACTGCATAGAGCCTCCATTTCTCCGGGTGTTCCCCGGCCATGAAAAAAGCCGCCATCACTGGCGGCAGGTTACAGCTTCGGGACACTTTGTCCCAAAGCTCATTTATGCAAAGGCGTCTGGATCGTCGATGTCGTCATAGTTGAGGATGTCCTCGTCCTCTTCCGTGAGCGCATCGTCCGGCACAGCCACCTCATACATCTCACACGCCTCGTTAAGCCCTGGCCGCCTGCGGCGGTTGATGAGCTTGTCGAGGTCAAAAGCGTTTTTCTGTTTGTCGGCCTCAGCCGTGTATTTATAATTCGGGTGCTTTTTCAGATCATACTTCGGGGAGTAGAACGGGGGCAGGCCCCTAAGCTGTAAAATGCACTTATCCCCGGGCATGGTAGCCAGCTCGCTGGGTGTCATCAGCTCCCGGCCCACCCGCTGGTTATTTTGACTGTAGCTTTCCGACTGCCCACGGGAGCGGCTGTCGGTCTGCATGGAGATGGTGGCTTTCCCCAGCCAGTTTTCCGATATTTCCTTGATGGTGCTGGCCTCACGGCCTCCCAGGAATACCACGCTGTCCATATTTCCGAGAATTGTCTCCGCGTGTTTATCGTAAATGGCCTTGCACTGCGCCAACTGCTGATAAAAGAGCGTCAGCGATACCTCGCGGGAACGGATTACCGCGCAGATTTTTTCGAGCTGGGGCACCTGTCCCGTGTTGGCCGCCTCGTCCCACAGCACCCGTACATGGTGGGGCAGGCGGCCTCCGAAAACATTGTCGGCCCGTTCACACAGAAGATTGAACATCTGCGAAAAGGCCAGCGCCACAAGAAAGTTATAGGTCTGCGTGGTGTCCGAAATGATAAAGAACACCGCCGTTTTCCGATCCCCGATGCGGTCAAGCTCCATCTCGTCATAGGACATAATCTCCCGGAGCTGGGGGATGTCAAAGGGCGCAAGGCGGGCCCCGCAGGAAATCAAAATGCTTTTCGCGGTTTTGCCGCTACTTAACTTATATTTGCGGTACTGCTTGACCGCAAAACAGTCCGGCTTGCGCTTTTCCAGCCCTTTGAACATATAGTCCACGGCGTTTAAGTAGTTTTCATCGTCCTCCTTTACTTCCATGCCGGAAATCATGTCCACCAGCGTATTCATGTTCCGATCCTCGGCGGGGCCCTCGAAAATGATATAGGCAATCAAAGCGCAGTATAAAAGCGTTTCCGCTTTCGTCCAAAACGGATCGCCCTCCTTGCCCTCGCCTTTGGTATTGGAAATCAGCGCATCCACAAATTTAAGGATGTCGGCCTCATTCTTGATATAGGCCAGCGGATTATAGTGCATGGATTTTGTGAAATCAATGGAATTGAACACCTTGATCCGATACCCGCGCCGCTGTAAGAAAGAGCCCACCTGGGAGAGCACCCCGCCTTTCGGATCTACGCACACATAGCTGCATCCGCCGTTTTTATCCGCGCTGGCCTGCAAAATCTGTGGAGTGAGCCAGAAGCGGGTTTTGCCCGAGCCGGACGAGCCGATCACGCAGGCGTTGAGGTTGCGGGCGTTGGCCGGGTTTTTCGGGCGGGTGTTCATAGTAAGAAACTCTGTCCCGGTCAAAATGATGTTGTTTTCGAACTTCGGATCGATAAAGGGCTTGATGTCTTTTTCGGTGCCCCAGCGGGCCGATCCGTATTCTTCATCCCGTCTGAATTTCTTTGCGTTCTTGCTTTTGAAGTAGATCAGCAGGCGGAAGCCCACCGCACCCACAATGCCGATGAGCCAGTCAAAGGGATTGAGCCCCGGCGCAAAGTCGGCAAAGGCCGGGCCGATGGTCTGCCCCAGCCCCATGAGCTTATGGGCGAAATCCGCGCCAGCGGCCAAACGGTAAGCCGTCCCCAGCTTTAAGCAGGCCCACAGCACAAACAGATAGGGGATGTTGGGGAGTACATATTTTTTGATGCTATCTGTCCTCACGAACCGCCTCCTTTACCCGTTCCCGCTTGCGGGGCTTTTCCTTCGCAAGCTGATCCGCCGCCTGTTTAAGCTGTTCCCGGATGGGGATGCGGCGGGATTTGGATTTATTCAGCACCTTCCGCGAGTATTCAGAAAAGCAGGCGGTGATCGCATCCGCCTGCCCCGACTTGAAAAACAACAGGTATTTGTCCGGCCCGGTTTTATAAAAGGCATAGTCTACATTCCACTTCCGGGCCACCCGGTCAAAAGCCTTCGTGTCCCCGGAAAGCTCAATGCTGTTTGTAGCCGCGCCGTGTCCCATGAGCTTTTTCACGCTCTGCCTGCCGTGGGGCGTTTGGTGTTCCCGGTAAGCCTTGCGAATCTTCCGGCCCACAGCCCCCAGCACATAGGCAAGGCCCCGCGCCGTCAGCTTGCTGGCCCGGACAGAAATTGCTATGGTACGCCGGGAAACATCTTCATCAATCAGTTATACCGCCTCCTTTCCGGCGGCCACCTCGGGACAAAGTGTCTCGAAGTGCCGTCTATCGTTCCTCACGCTCCTTATTAGAAAGTTTCCGATAGCCTTCCAAAGAGGAACCGTCAATAATCTCCTTGTAGGCCGCCATCTGTTCCCGGATAGAAAGTTTCGGATAGGAGAAAACTCTGTGCTCGGCGGGGATGTCCTCGATCCCGTGGTAGTGCTCGATGAATTTCCCACCGTTATTCAGCACATAGCCTCCGGGGGCATAGTGACCATCCTCGTTAATCCGAATATCACGCCCGTATGCCTCATAGTCAAAATAATTCAGCAAATGCTCCGGCACATCAATGGCCTCCATGTCCTCCACATAGATGCGGCCCAGCGTTTCATCGTCCCCCACACCGGGATAAAATTCAAAACAGTCCAGGTTTTGCGTGAGATTGATTAGGTCGGCCACGCTGGAAGTGTGCTCGCCGCTGTCAATCACAGCCTCGAATTTCTCCAAATCGCTCTGATCCAGTTCGGAAAGTAGGCAGGCCAGATGGTTGAGCTCGTCAAGATTTTCGTATTCCGTCAGATAGTCATAGAGCCCCAGCACATCCCCGTCAAAGCTGGTAATGAAAAACTCCTCATACCGCACACCATCCACACCGATGCGCTTTAGGAGCGCCTGCACCTCCTCCGTGGTAGTGGGGAATTTCAGCGTTTCTCCTACAAGCTCGCCCTCGTTATATTTCCCCAGGTTCGTGATGTAGGCTTCGAAAAGGGCCGCCATCAGCGGCGGCCCTGTCCCTTGACGGTAAGGATGCCCTCAAGGGTGGTAGCAGTAATCCCCAGCCGCTGGGCAACGGCGATGTCGTTTTTCATGGCCTCGGTCATGGTATGGCCGCAGACCACCAGTACATGGGAGCGGCGGAGCAGGTCGCGGCTCATGTCAATGCCGCTTTTGTGTTCCTCCGGCACTGCATCATTGAGGAACAAGGGCAGATACAGGGTAGGACAGATGGGCGAAAAGCCCGCCTCATACACCGCCCGGCAGTAGCGGGCCGCCTGTTCTGCGTTTTCACTGTCACCGCCAAGCCATCCGGCGGTAATATAAGCAAGTGGCCGTTTCATTGTCAAAACCTCCGTTCTTTGAAGAAAGATACTTCAGCCCAATCCCCCCGCCCTTTCCCAGTCATGGGAAAGGGGGCGGCTCTGGAGGATATATGCCCCCGCCGCGCCGCTGGAAGTAACACAGCCGGGGCAGACCGTCAAGGGCAGGCCGCCGCAAGCGGCGGTGCGTTGCACCCTTGACGGCCCACTCCCGGCTGTGCAGGAATATAGGCGGCGACGGGGGATATATCACCACAGAGCCCTCTGCAGGAGGGGCGGGGCCCCTCGGGACAATTTGTCTCGAAGTGTGGTCGGGTTACTTGTCTTTTTCCATCTTTTTCGGAGCCTTTGCCAGCTCGGGCGGCTGTTTCTCCTTCCACTCGTCCAGCAAAGTCATGATCTGCTCCTTCATTTTGGCGGGAGTGGCCTCCTTGCCAAAATATTTCTCCAGTTCGGCCATCGAAATAATCACGCCGCGATCCTCCTTTTTCTTTTCGCTTAATATGCCGTCAATCACATCGCCGTTGAGCTTGCCTTCCTTATCCAGTTCCCGGAGCTGTTTCGCCTGGGCCAGAGAGGGGGACGCCTGTTCCCCGTCAATGGAAACGGCAATCAGCCTTTGATTTTTCGGCTTGATATAGGAAAGCTCCACCGCAGGCATGAAGCCCATCTTTTTATCGTCCACCTTATCCATGAGCTCCGGGACAAGGTGGTTAAGGCGCAGATACCGCATGACCTTTTTATAGTTCATGCCATGCGCCTCGCCCACGATTTCAACCGAGCGTTTCCCCACATCGCCCTCGGCCACATTTTTCAGCCGGGAGCCCTGGTGCTTGATGTCCTCTACCTCCAGATCCAAAAGGGCGGCCAGTTCGCTGGGGAGCGTCTGATCCCTCTGCTTGTTGCTGTCCTTCATGGCCTCCACCGCCTCGTGGTCGGTCATATCCCGGACAATAAAGGGCATTTCCTCCAGCCCAGCCAGCTCGCTGCCACGGCAGCGGCGATGGCCTGCCACAATCTCATAGCCGTTTCCGTCCTTTTCCGGGCGGGCAAGGCCGGGCACCATAACGCCGTTGAGCTTGATGGATGCCACGGTTTCCTGCATTTTGGCATCGTCCCGCACCTTGAACGGATGGGGACGGAATGTATGGAACGGATGGAGTTCGGAAAGTTTCAGATAGACCAGCTTTCCCTCCTCCACAGGACGGGGCGGCACAGCCGGCTCCGTCACACCTTGCTCCGGGGGAGCGGCCTCCTTTGCGGGCGTATCCTTTCCTGCATCCGGGGGAACAGGAGCTTCGGGAGCTTTCCCGCCACTTCGGGACAATTTGTCTCGTTGTGACGGCTGGGTCTTGTCGGGAGCCGCCTTGTCAGCCTTAGATGGGCGGCCCTTGCGGGGCCCGGCCTTTTTAGGCTCCTTTTCGGCCTCCGGCCCGGTGCGCTCCGTCTTATCAGACTTAGGGGGACGGCCCCGGCGCGGCTTTTCAGCTTTCTCGCTTTCAGCGGCAGGACGCTCCGGCGCAGAAGCCCCGGACTCCTGTTCACGGGATGCCTCTGCCTTTTCCACCTCGGCCCTGGCCGCCTGCCGCTTTTCCGCCATGAGCGCGTCAATCTGCTCCGCAGAGATTACCACATCGCCGGGCTCGGCAGGCCCGGCCTGTTCCGGCGGGTGTTCGGGAACGACGGCCTCCCCGTGGGCCGGATCACCCACAGCGGGCGCGGGGGCCTCTTCGGTTTTCTGCGCCTCGGGGCCCGTGTTCAGTTTTTCATCTGCCATTCACTAACCTCCTTTTCGTGAAAGTTGCACAATTTTGAGGATTAAATTTCTGTAATTATTTTTCTGCCTCCTTCCGGTCTATCCACGCAAAAAAGCCGCCCAAGATAGCACCTGGACGGCTTTCTGCGTAATGTGATAGATCAAATATTATTTTTTTCGGATTGCAGGCCCCGAAAAGCCTTGTATTTACAGTGTTCCTAATAAGAAACAATCATAGGTATGCCTTTTGAGTTTGCGATACTGGCAAAGGAGTGCCGAAGGCCGTGTAGAGTTAGTGGAGGCAGATCGTTTGCTTTTACGAACTTCGTAAAAAGATCAGAGGCATAATTTGGGCGGAGAGGCCGTCCGTCCTCATAGGTAAAGACGTAGCCGCTATCGTAGTAGCTGTCAGCTAGGATTTGCTTGTAATGGGCCTGTTTTTCTCTTTCTCGAAGGAGAGCATCTTCAACCGCAGGTGGCATATAAAGAAGTCGCTTCGAGCTCTCCGTCTTAGGAGCTTTAGTAACGATTTGAGTCCCAGCAGAAGTCCTGACCTCGACAATCTCGATTTTTTTGGCTTCAAAGTCGACGTGATACCAAGTTAGCCCAACGATCTCCTCTCTTCTAAGGCCAAGCAAGCCCGCAAGTTTAACCAAAACCTCTATTCTGGTTCCGTATGACAGCTTCAGGAGGGTCTGTAATTCCTCCAGAGAATAAAAATGTATTTCGGGCCGTTTTACTTTTGGAGGGTCCACACGATTGGCTGGGTTAGAAAGAATCAGACCTTGTTTCACGGCAACTCGAAAAGCGGCGTTCATGAGGTCGTGGTGCTTCCGTACGGTGTTAGAACTGATTTTTCCCCCACGGATCTTTTCCGCATAGTAGCGTTGCAGATGCTGTGGAGTCAGCTTTTGAAGTAAGATACCGCCAAGAGCTGGAGCGATATGGTTGTCGACCATTTTTTGATATGTATAAACAGTAGTAGACTCACGGCTGAGCTTGACAACATCATTTAACCAGGTTTGGAGCCACTGGCCTACGGTGATGTCTTTGGGCAAAACCATTTGCCCTACATCTCGGCTTGACTCATGTTTGCGGAGTTCTGATCTGGCCTGGGAAAGCCTGGAAAAGGTTTTCGTACGCTTGATCTGCTTGCCCGAGGTCGGATCGATTCCAAAATCAAAGTTCGCATAATATCTTTTGCGCTCACTGTCGTACGAAATATTGCGCTCGATTCTCTTTCGTGACATCGTATCCCTCCTTTGGAAGCTATTTTATCGCCTTACCTCAAAAAACTTTAGGACAGAAAAACGAAATTTTTGCTGTGGATGCCTTCCACCATTTTTTCTTTTGCACCAGGAGAGAAGGCCCTGAAAACCAGCATTTTAGCAGTCAATATCTACCACAGTATCTACCAAAATCATTAAATAACTTAAAAAAGTAAAAAATACCGTACATTTAGCTCTGTTAATCGAACTAAATGTACGGTATTGTGGTGGACCAAAAGAGACTTTATACGAACACCCAGCGGGAGCGTTGCTTTCTATGCTGTCCACAAGAGAGGCATCCAGCGGGACATCTACAAGGTTTTTCTTCCCAGTGATATTAAATTCGAGCTTGAAGTGGTCGTCGTAGAGATACGCGGCCACCAGGAAGGCGTCGAACAGCTTCGCCTGGTAGCTCTTGTTTTCGACGTCGCCGTTCCGATACAGGGACATCGCTGATATGATGTCGTCCCTGGAGTAGTCCAGGAGCGAGGCCTGTTCCTCGGCCAGCCGGGAGACAAGGATGGCCTGCTCCCGCTCCAGCTCCAGCAGCCGCTCCTTCGTGGTGGGGGTGATGATCCCCTGCTCGATGGCAGTCAGCAGGTTCTTCGTGGCCCGCTTATTGTCGGCGAGCTGGGCCTCCAGCGTCCCCACGCAGGTCTGCTCCCGATACTCACGGGCGAAGTTCATGGCGCTTTCTGCCAGCCATTCCAGGACGTCATCCCGCATGATGTAGTCGCGGATCGCCCGGGCGACCTCCCGCTCTATGGTGTCCCGGCGCACGGTGGCCTTATCGCAGGATTTCTCCATCCGCTTCTTCTGGCAGATGTAGTAGTAATGCAGTTTCCCGCTCTTGCCTGTCCCGGATATTCCGACCATCGGGCTCTTACAATGGCCGCAAAACAGCTTCCCGGTAAGCAGGTACTCCCCGTTTGTCCGGTGGCGGCCCTGTGGATTCTTCTTCGTTTTCAACACCTCCTGCACCCGAAGGAAAAGGCCCTTGTCCACGATCTGGGGGACGCCGCCCTCAATGCGGATGTCCCCGTAGATGTAGACGCCGGTGTATCGTTCGTTGGTGAGCAGGGCGTGGAAGCTGTTCTTCCCCCACTGGCCTCCCCTGCTGGTCTTTATGCCCCTGGCATTCAAATCTGCGGCGATGTCAACGAAAGGCTCCCCGCAGGCCACCCGGCCGAAGATCTCCCGGACGATCTCATCCTTCGGGGGATCGAGGGCGTACCGCATATCCTCGCCCTTCTTGTAACCGAGGGGGAGGCCGCCGTTTGCGATTTTGCACTTGGAAGCGTTGTCGTAAAGCCCGCGCTTGATGTCCTCGGCCATGTTCTCGGAATAGAACTGGTTGACGTTCATCATGGATCGGAGGGCGAAGCGGCCGGCCGCGGTGTCATCGAAGTCCTCCTCGGTGTAAAGCACCCGGATTCCAAGGTCGTTCAGCTTGGCCTCGTTCATCATGGCCTGAAGCATATTGCGGCCCATGCGGTTTGACTTCCAGGCGATTACATAGCGGAACTTCCCTTTTTCGGCATCGCGCATCATTCGCTGGAAGTCGGCGCGCCGGTCGGTCTTTCCTGTTATGGCCCGGTCGGAGTAGGTGGCGACGATGCGGATGCCCTGGCTCTTTGCATAGGCCAGGCACTCCTTGATCTGCTGCTCAATGCTGGCGTCTTTTTGGGAGTGGCTGCTGTATCTGGCATAGATGACGCCGTCCTCCTGCTCCTGGAGAGTAGCGCCCCTTTTCATGACCACCGGCGTCACCTCCTTCTACCGATAGCTTTCCTAAGACTGGCTTTAGAGGTTTAGATTTAGAACAGGTGTAGGTATAGGGATAGAGATAGAGAGTAGATATAGGCGCGTCGCGCGCGTGTGCGCGCGAGTATCCATACCCTATCCATACGGTATCGATAGCATACCTACAAGCCGAGCAACTGACGCTTCTTTGCGTCGAATTCCTCCTGAGTCAGAATTCCGTCATCCAGCAAACCTTTCAGCCCTCGGATTTCTTCGACCACAGATACAACCTTCGCTCCGGCGGCGGTATCATCGGCAGAACGCTGCCTCTCCTCATAGCTGGTGACATAATCCCGAAGCGCCAGCGCCGCCCCCAGATCCCGCTTTTGGTAAAAGAAGTTCTTTTCTGCTCCGATTGAAGCCCCGAAGCCAAAGCCGAGACTTACTCCGGCGGTCGCGGCCTGCGCCGTGCGGAACGTAACTGTCCCTTGACTTAATCCTCTGGGCTCTTTAAGCGCGAAAGACTGGATCTTGGAAATGGGGAAAATCTCCTCGCCGCGCTTCGTTGCAACAATCAGATTTTGCCCTTTTGCGTGGAGCGTAAAGCCGTTCATGCAGGGCAGGGTAATATCGTATTCCGACATATTCCATCCTCCCGCTTCATGTCGCGACTCAAAAAATCGCGTCGAAGTCCGTCATAAGTGATTTTATATCTTTTCCAGCAAAAATCTGTATGATTTGCTATAATGGTGACACTGCCGGCAGCAATTCAACTTGAAGGAGCTGACCAAACATGAAAGAAACTGAATACCAGGCTTGCTGTGAAATGGGTTTGGTCGCAAAGCGCGCCCTCCGTGCCGAGGGTGGCGACGGCGGCGAGGACTTTATTGCTTTCCTTCGGTATTGCTCTGGGAGGTTAAATAAAGGCGACTCAGTTCAAGCAATTTGGCGCGATTTTCAGAAGAAAGCGCAGTGAAAATCTTTACGATCTCTGCCAGCCCGTCATCATCCTTGGTGGCGGGCTGCTCTGTTTCTATCCAGCCCATCAAATAGGCCGGGGAAACCTGCAGGGCCTCAGCCAAGGGGCCGATGATGGATATGGGAAAGTTCTCAATATCATCGCTCTCATAGCGGTAGACGGTAGCCCGGTTTTTCCCGAGCCGAGCCGCCAGCTCGTCAACGGACATACCGAGCTCCTGGCGCTTTTGACGAATTCTGCTGCCGATTGTAGACATCTTGTAGCACCTCCTGCACGACCACCATTCTACCATTGAAATCGCATATTTGCAACACCAAAAGACGACTTTTATAAAATTTTTCGCGTCAAGCGCGAAAAATGTGTTGACAGGCCGGTGAGCAGGTGGTAATATGCAAGTGTCGCATGGGACGCGAATGAGAGGAGGTGCAACGATGAACGTCAATGTGAACAAGCTCAAGGGTAAAATCGTTGAAAACGGGATGACCGTCTCCGCCCTGGCTGAAAAAATCGGTGTTGACCGGGCCACGCTCTATCGGAAGTTAAGCAATAACGGGGAAACTATGCTCGTCAAGGACGCGAACGCCATTGTTTCCGCGCTGCATCTGACTGCCGAGGACGCGCTGGCGATTTTTTTTAGTCAGGTAGTCGCATAGCGTGCGACAAATGCGTGGAAAAGGGGTGATGATTTGTACCGAGAGCGGTCGACGGGCGGCGTGGCCCAGCTCGACTTCACGGTGACGGACATCCCGGAGCACGCCGTGAGGATCGCGGCGATGGCGGCCATTGAGCTTACCGAGAGCATCCTCAGGCAGCCGGGCGGCCGCGAAATGCTGGACGCGGAAACCGCGCGGCGAAAGGCGGCGAAGGCCGCAGGCCAAAAAAACGAAAGGAGCTGATATTCCCTCATGTATTTCAAAGTGTGCTCCCGCTGCGGTGCGCACCTCGACCCCGGAGAGCTGTGCGACTGCCGGGAGACAGAAAAAGAGGCCGCCCCCGCTGCCACGGGAACGACCTCACGCAAATGGACACAAGCCCAGTCTATCAGCCTGTCGGCTGGAAGTCAAGGGCTGGAGGTAATGCCATGCCGGACAATGAACTGAGAAGCCTCCGCATTGAGCTGGGTCTGCCGGCCCGCGACATGGTGGCCGTCGTCCAGGGGCTCTACCCCAAGTACGACAAGACTATGCAGAGCAAGTGCGAGAACGGCGATGACTACGGGATCTCCCTCCGACCGGACGCCATGAGGGCGCTGTATGAGAAGTTCGCCCCTGGCGGCACCAAGGCCAGCCGGCGGAAGAAAGACCGCCACCGGCTGACGGGCCGTATCACCTGCCGCCTGGAGGACGCCGATATGGAGGCGTTGCAACAGCGCATGAAAGCCGATGGATATGCCACCGCCCAGGAGCTCATGACCGCCCTGGTGCGCCAGTATCTTGCCGGGGAGGTGGAAGCGTGAACTATGACCTGCCGGATCACCCGGTCGTGCAAAACCTGGAGCGCACCGGCTACCCGGACGGAAAGGAGCCCCGCTACCCCCGCTGCCCCATCTGCGGCGAGGAGTGCGAAACCATCTACAAAGACCGATACGGCGCATACGTCGGCTGCGATGTGTGCGTGGAAACCAAGGACGCATGGGAAGCGGAAGGCTGCTTCCCCGAAGAGGAGTAGTAAATGCAGAACAATGAGAATCTTATCGTAGTCCGGCAGCTCCCTGTCATCGAAGACCAGCTCCGCCAGATCAAGCAGAATGTGGAGTTACGAGTCGGAGAGGCCCTTTCTATGGCCTGCACAGAGGAGACCAGGCAATCCGTGAAAGAGGCTCGCACTGTCCTTAACAGGGAGTTTGGCGAACTCGAAGCGCGGCGCAAGGAGGTCAAGGCGGCTATCATGGCTCCCTATGACGCCTTTGAGAAAGTCTACAAAGAGTGTGCTGCTGACATCTATCGTGATGCCGATGCCAAGCTGAAGGCTCGCATTGACGAGGTTGAGACCGGCCTGAAACGACAGAAGGCTGAAAAGGTTAAGGCCTACTTTGAAGAGTACCGGCAGAGCCTCGGAATCAGCGCAGAGTATGTTCCGTTCTATGCCGCAGGCATCAACATTACTCTCAGCGCATCCGAAAAATCACTCAAGACCGCGGCAAAGGCCTTTCTGGATCGAGTCAGCGGGGAGCTCAGAATCATCTCAACGCAGGAGCGAAGCGACGAAATCTTGGTCGAGTATCTCCGTGACCTCGATCTTCCTCGTGCTATCTCTACTGTTGACCGGCGACATAAGGCGATGGCGGCTGAGCGGGAGCGTAGACAAGCTACCGCAGAGCAAGCGGAAGCCCGTGATCAGGCAGCAAAAAAGGTCGAAGCCGTTGTTGCGGAGGAGCCCGTCATGGCACCGCCCGCTGCTGTGATGCCCCCCGAAGAAGAAAAGGAACACAATCAGATCTTCTCGACTGCGTTCAAGGTCACAGGAACCATCGACCAACTCCGTGCGCTGAAGCAATTTTTGACCGATGGAGGATTTGAATATGAGCAACTCTAATCGCCCACTCCCTGTGAGACAAAAACCGAAGTTTTCGGTTGCCATCACTACGGACGGCTACAAAAATCTTATCAACAACACCCTCGGCGATCCCGAGCGGTCTAAGCGGTTTGTGGCCTCCATCACCTCGGCTGTCGCCGTCAATCCCATGTTGCAGGATTGTGATGCCGGGACGATCCTTGCCGGCGCCCTGCTCGGCGAAAGCCTGAATCTCTCTCCCTCTCCTCAGCTCGGCCAGTATTATCTTGTCCCCTTTGAGTGCAAGGTCAAGGGGCCTGATGGCAAAAACCTGTGGGTGCTGGATGACGAGGGAAACCATGTGAAGGATGCCAACGGCAAGTGGCTGGCTGTCACCGAAAAGAAAGCCCAGTTCGTCCTTGGCTACAAAGGCTACATCCAGCTCGCCCTCCGTAGCGGCCACTATGCCGACCTCGATGTCATGGAGATCAAAGAGGGTGAGTATCTCGGCAAAGATCCCAACACCGGCAAGCCTCGCTTTAAGTTCGTTGAGGACGACGATGCCAGAGAGACCCTGCCCGTGATCGGCTACATGGCCTTTTTCGAGTACCTTAACGGCTTCCGCAAGGTCATTTTCTGGAGCAAGCAGAAAATGATGAGTCACGCAGATACCTATTCTCCCGCCTATTCCGCTGAGGCCCACAAGAAAATTATGGCCGGTGAGATCGCAGACAAGGATATGTGGAAATATTCCTCCTTCTGGTACAAGAACTTTGACGACATGGCAAAGAAGACCATGCTCCGTCAGCTTATCTCCCGGTGGGGCGTAATGTCTACCGAGCTCCAGAGGGCCTTTGTCCAGGACGCCAAATTCGCCGCCATCGGCGACGGCAACGAGATTGTCACCACCCCGGAGGAGATAGCTCAGCTCACTCAGCCCGAGGCGACAGAGGTCATCCCGCAGGTGGATCTGTCTGAACTGTAAGAGGGGCGGAACATGATCCCGTACCAAATCATTTCCACTGGCTCTCAGGGGAATGCCGTGGTCATAAACGGTTCCGTTCTCGTAGACTGCGGCGTTCCCTACAAAGCTGTAGAGCCGTTTGCCAAGTCGTTGAAGCTGGTGCTGTTGACCCACATTCACAGTGACCACTTCCGGCCGCCCACACTGCGAAAACTCTCTGCTGAGCGCCCTATGCTGCGTTTCGCCTGCTGTCGCTGGCTCGCTGCCCCTTTGGTTGAAGCAGAAGTACCGCCGCAGAACATCGACATCCTCTCGCCGGGTACGATGTACGGATACGGAATCTGCAACATTATCCCGGTCCGATTGACCCACAATGTGCCGAATTGCGGATACAAAATCCACTTTCCCGCGGGAAAGGTTTTCTATGCAACCGACACCAACAATCTCAATGGTATCACCGCGAGGCACTACGACCTCTACATGGTCGAGGCCAACTACGAGGACGAAATCATCCAAGCAAAGATAGCGGAGAAAAAGGCGGCTGGCAAATATGCCTATGAGGTACACGCCATGCGAAACCATCTGTCAAAGGCCAAGTGCGACAGCTTCATTTATCGCAATATCGGCCCGGGAGGAGAGTATGTCTATCTGCATTGCCATGTGGACGAGGAGGGTGAGGAATGCGAGGAAAACTGAAAGACCTGACCTTTGGCGCCCACGGCGAGCAGCACATCACCATTACTGTCACTCGTGACTTCCGAGGAGACTTCGATGCCATGAAGGATGTCGATGTCAATGTGGAAATCAAGAAATGGCGGGAGCCTCGGAGCAAAGACGCCAACGCCTATTTTCATGTACTCGTCAACAAGATCGCCGAGGCCCGGAGCCTCGGCGATGACGAGGTAAAGCGGTCGCTGGTGGTCGAGTATGGGGCTCTCGCCAAGGACGAGGATGGCAACACTCTGGGCGCAATGCTCCCAGTGTCGGCCAATATGGACGAGTTCTACCCCTACACCAGATGCTACAAGACTATGACTCTGGAGGGCAAGGAGTACCGTTGCTATCTGTTCTACAAGCGCACCCACACCCTCGATACCAAGGAGATGGCCCGTCTGATCGACGGCGCAATCTTTGAGGCCAAGGCCCTTGGCATCGACACCGATACCCCGGAGCAGCTGGCCCGGTACAAGGAGGACTGGAATAAGGAATGAGAAAAGTTTACTGCGACTACTGCGGCCGGCAGGCCGAGTATGTGGACAGCAAGGTCGTCTACGGCAAGAGCTACGGCATGATGTACCTCTGCCGGAATTGCATGGCCTACGTCGGCGTTCATAAGGGCACCGATAAGCCCTTGGGTCGGCTGGCCAACGCGGAGCTCCGCTACTGGAAGAAGCGGGCCCACGCCGTTTTCGATCCCCTGTGGCAGCGGGGCCGTTTCCGCGGCCACCGCAACGCGGCTTATGGCTGGCTGGCCCAGAAGATGGGCCTGCCCGTGGAGCAGACCCATATCGGAATGTTTGATGTGGCGCAGTGTCGCAAGGCCATCCATATCATCGAGAACGAAACGAGAGGAGGAAGCTCACATGGATGAAAAGAGAAGCCCCGAGGAGCTGCTGGCGCAGCTGTGCCTGGAGCCTGGCTTCGTGCTGGTGCCGCAGGATCGCTTTGAGGAGCTGGTGCGGGCCGAGGCGGAGCGCGACGTCCTGGAGGCCACGATCCTGGGCGAAAACAAGTATGCCGTCGGCACCGTTTTGGACTCCATCAAGAAAGCCCGGAACAAGGTGCTCCTGGGCAAGCCGGAGGTAGAGGGCGATGCTCAATAGAATCATCATCATGGGCCGGCTGACCCGCGACCCGGAGCTCCGCCATACCCAGAGCGGCACGGCCGTCGCCTCTTTCTCCCTGGCGGTCGACCGCGACTTCAAAAACCAGAACGGGGAGAAGGAGACCGACTTTATCGACGTGGTGGCCTGGCGCAATTCCGCGGAGTTCGTGTCCCGGTACTTCACCAAAGGCCGCATGGCCGTGGTGGAGGGGCGGCTGCAGATCCGTCCCTGGCAGGACCGGGACGGGAACAAGCGCCGCTCGGCTGAGGTCGTCGCCGACAACGTGTACTTCGGGGACTCCAAGAAGGACGGGGACGGAGGCGGGGGCTACCAGGGCGGTTACCCCCAGGACGCCTACGGCGGCGGGTATGGCGGAGGCTATGCACCGCCCCAGGCTGGGCGGTCTGGCCCGCCAGCCGGAGGCTATCCGCCATCCAACTACGGCGGTGGAGACTTCACGGAGCTGGGAGATGACGATGACGGGGAGCTCCCGTTCTGACCTGTGCGGGCCGTCCCTTTGGGCGGCGGCCCGCCACCAAAAGGAGGTGACGCAAGTGTGGCAAAGGGACGCCTTATCAGCACAAATTTCTGGATGGACGGCAAGGTGGAAGATGATTTCACGCCGGAGGACAAGTACGCATACCTCTGGTGCCTGACCAATCCTCACACCAACCTCTGCGGCTGTTACGAGGTCAGCATCAAGCAGATTGCCCATGAGCTGGGGTACAACACCGACACCGTGGAGCGGCTCTTGAAGCGGCTGGATGGGGCGCACAATGTCATCCGATACAGCGCCCCCACGAAGGAGCTCCTGGTGCTCAACTGGTATCGCTACAACTGGAACGCCTCGGAAAAGCTGGATAAGCCCCTGCTGGCCGAGATTCGGACGGTGAAGTGTGACAGCTTCAGGGAGTATCTGGCCGACCGCTACAACGAGCGGGACAGCGTGAGTGTCCCCTATGAATACTGGGCCGACCATCCGCCGGCGGGCAGCGAGCCACCTCCCCCACCCAGGAAAGGCGGCGACGGCGCCGAGACTACCCCGGAAAGGCAGGTGCGCCACAAGCGCGGCCAGTACGGATGGGTGCGCCTTACCGACGAGGAGATGGACCGCCTCACCCGCGACCTGGGGCCGGACGAGCTGGCCCGCTGCATTACCTATGTCGACGAGGCCGCCCAGACCACCGGCAATAAGAACAAGTGGAAGGACTGGAACCTCGTCATTCGGAAATGCAGCAAGGGGTGCTGGGGACTTGAGCGGACGCCGGCTCCAGCGGGCGGCACGAGGAAAAGCGCGTCCCAGGGCGCCGCGGAGGATCTGCGGGAGCTCCACGAGCTATTCGGCGAGGGGTGATGTTGTGACCAAGAAGGAAATGACGGAGATCTTCAGCGTCATGCTCCTTGCGTGGCCCAACGCTGAAATGTTCAAGGGCGGCGTCGCCAAACTGGGGCCGACCATCGAGCTCTGGACAGCCTGCCTCTCTGATGTGGACTTCTGGCTGGGCCAGCAGGCTGTTATCCGGCTATGCCGCGAGTGCAAATTCCCGCCCTCTATCGCAGAGTTCAAGGAAAAGGCAGACAACGTCCAGCAGGAAATCAGGTCGCGCATCGACCTGGAGTGGAACGATATCAAGTTCTCCCGCTTGCTGGATAAGTCGCCGCAGGAATGGTATCAAAGGCTACCCCCAAACAGCGATGTTAAGGCCGTGATTGACGCCCTGGGCGGCGTGGAGAAGTTCGCCACCAAGGGAGAAGGGGGCTGGAACTACTACGAGTTCCGGGATATGTACGAAAAGCTGATACGAAAAGAAGTGCCCGGGGCGGTGGCGCGGCTGACCTCCGGGAAAAAGAAGGAGTTGAGTCCATGAGAACGAGAAAAAGCTACCGCCGCCGGGCCTGGGCGCAACGCATCGCGCTGGTGCTGCTCCTGGCGGTCGTTGCAACGCTGGTAATCGCCCGTATATGGGCGGAGCCGGTGGCGGGCGAGGTATCTACCACCCCGGAGGTAGCGCCCCAGGAAACGGCTGTATTGCGGCCGGAGCCTACCTATGTCGTGGAGGCCATCCCGACCCCGGAGCCGACGCCGATGGTAGTGGCCCGATATGCGGATGTCACCATGACCGAGGCAGAGCGCGACGAGCTGGCGGCGATCATCTACCTGGAGGCTCGTGGAGAGCCGGCCGAGGGACAGCAGGCGGTGGCCGAGGTCGTCTTGAACAGGGTGGTTTCCCCGGACTTCCCGGACAGTGTGAGCGAGGTGCTGCACCAGGGGGAGGGTACTGCGGTGCCACAGTTCTCCACCATCGGCCTCCTGTCTGCGGCCGAGCCGGGACAGGCCCAGTATGACGCCATCGACGCGGCGCTGTACGGCCCGTCCATCCTGCCGGTCGATGTGGTGTTCTTCTCCCGGAACGGAGAGAATGACCGGGTGTGGGGCAAGATCGGCGGCCATGTGTTCTGTTATGCCTATGTCTGGGGGTGAGTTCATGAGAGCAAAGAAATTCCGAACTATCTGCGGGATCGTGGCCTGTGCCGGATTATTCCTCATGCTTGGGGCGGCCGGCGGAAGCGATACCGGCACCCTTGACCTCCGGGAAATCTTTTGGATGACGCTCCTGGGGCTTGGGCTTTTCGCCGGCGGATGTTATCTGGGAGGCTACATCGAATGACCAAGGAAAAGGACCCCCGCCGCCAGCTGATGGGGAAAATCAGCAAGGCCAAGGGCAAGCACTTCGAGGAGCGCCTGGACGCCTCCTTTGCCTACTACCGCGACCGTGGGTACGCCATCATCGAAAAGACTCCCGAGCCCATGCGCCCGACGAAGAACCTGGGCAACGGAAAGTTCATCGCTTTCTTCGAGAAGAAGGCCCAGCCCGACTACAAGGGGACCATCAAGGGCGGCCGAACTGTCATGTTCGAGGCGAAATTCACGGCGAAGGACCGGATGGAGCAGGACCGCGTGGAGCGGGAGCAGGGCGAGTACCTGGACCGGCACGAGCGCCTGGGGGCGCGGTGCTATGTTCTGGCCGGCTTCGGCTCCGGCGAAGTCTACCGCATCCCCTGGCCCGCATGGAGGGCCATGAAAGAGCTTTTCGGCCGCAAGTACGTCACTGAGGCCGACCTGGAGCAATACCGAGTACATACGGCGTGGAACGCCACGCTGCAGCTGCTCGACTGAAAGAAAGGAGATTACTATGAGCGAGATTTCCATGTACGAGGCCCAAAAGAAGAAGCTGCAGGGCCTCTGCGACGAGCACGACCTTGTTTTCCGCTTCATCAAAGACCGCTACCCCATCACCCTCACCATCAAGCCTGTGCAGGGCATGGACGCACAGATTTCCATGCTGGAGAATGTCGAGGAGGTCGGCTATCGGAGCCCGGATGCCTCCATGACCTGGATCTTCGAGGACGGGGTGCTGGAGACGAAGGTCACCGGCGGCACCTTCACCATCAGCAAGACCCTCCGGGGGAAAATCGAGAACGTCCTGGTGAAGATGATCGCTTACTGGCAGCAGTACTTCTTCCGGGATGTGATGGAGAAGAACGCCCTGCGCCCCGGCGTAATGCCCGTCATCGACGAGGACGAGGCCGACGACAGCGAGGCCCCGCCCATGCCGGAGGGCGCCGAGCCCCTGGAGGAATACGAAGACGACGGCGAGATCCCCGGGGACGAGGAGCTCGACGAGGATGGCCCGGACATCCAGGAGGCTACCCGCATCGTCCGGGGCGAGAACAAGGCCTCCACGGCCCTCTTGCAGCGGCGCATGAACATCGGCTATGCCAAGGCTGCCCGCCTCCTGGATGCTTTGGAGCGCCTGGGCGTGGTCGGCCCCTACAATGGCTCCGACCCGCGAGAGGTGCTCCCCAGCGACCTCCCCGATGACGATGACGGCGAGGAGGGCGAGAGCGATGATGAGGCGTGAGGACTACAAAGCCGTGAAACACATGGACAAGACCCAGATGGAGAAATATCTCCAGACGGTCTACCAGCGCGGCTTCGATGCGGGCGTCAAGTCTGTCATCGCCAAGACCAAGGCTGCCATCCAGGCGAAGGCCACCAGCAGCGTGCCGGAAGCGGAGGGGTAAGCCATGGGAAAGGCCATCCGTCTCCGTGGTGAGTGCCAAAAGAATATCGTCAAGTTGCTGGACGGCTTGTGCGGCCGCTACTCCAGGTGGGAAGTGTGGCAGGACTTCATCATCATGTCCGCCATCAGCATCGCGAACGTCCTGGGTGGCCCTCACCGAGAGGCCCGCGAGCGCGAGTACATGGAGCACGCTTCCCGGTACTCCTCGAAGGAGCTGGAGGTATTCGCGCAGATGCTGGCGGAGGTGGCTATGGAAATGGAGCGAGAGCCCGACCAAGACCTCCTCGGGGAGCTGTTTATGGCCCTCGGCCTCAGCAACGAGTGGAAGGGGCAGTTCTTTACCCCATACTCCGTGTGCCGGGCGATGTCCGGCATGACCTACAGCGACGATCTCAAGGCGCGCATCGAGCAGAGGGGATGGGTGGCCGTCAATGACCCGGCCTGCGGCGCAGGGGCCCTGCTGATTGCCTTTGCCAACGAGTGCCGCCGCCCTGGAAACGACATCAACTTCCAGACGTCGGTGCTGTTCGTGGCCCAGGACATCGACTTCCTGGCCGGGATGATGTGCTATATCCAGCTGAGCCTTATGGGCTGCCCTGGGTATGTGGTCATAGACGACAGCATCTCTCACCCCATAACGGGGATTGACCCTCGCGGACTCATTCCTCGCGACGGCCCAAATGTCTGGTACACACCCATGTACTTCCGGGACGTTTGGCACTGGCGCCGGCTGTGGGTGCAGATGGATTGCTTACTGTTCACGGCGGCTCCGAAAGGCCAGGCGGAAACGCCGGCCCCGGAGCCGCCAGGCACAAATGGGCCTGCCCTGTCCGAGGGCAAGGGCGGCCAGCTGACACTGTTTTGATGGGAGGGATGAAAATGCACGCATCGCCGCCGCTTGGGAAAAGGACGTGGACGGCGGAGGAAGAAAACTATCTCCGGGAGAGCTGGGGCACCGTAACGGTCGACGGGATATGCCGCCACTTGAACCGCACCAAAAACGCCATTCTGGTAAGGGTAAACCGGCTGGGGCTTCCGCCCTACCTGGAGAGCGGAGAGTACATCACCCTGCACCAGCTGTCCCGCGCGCTCGGCTTCGGGGCGTCGTCGGATAAGTATTTTCTGAAAAGCTGGGTGGAAAACCGGGGCTTCCCCCTGCATTACAAGCGGCGGGGGACGACGACGATCCGCGCGGTCTACTTAGACGAGTTCTGGGCATGGGCCGAGAAAAACCGCTCTTTCCTGGATTTCTCCAAGATGGAGCCCCTGGCGCTGGGCGCGGAGCCGGACTGGCTACCAGAGCAGCGCCGGAAAGACCATGAGGCCTATGCGCTCCAGAGGAAAGACCTGTGGACACCTGCGGAAGACTCCCGCCTCAAAATGCTGGTCAGCCAGCACAGATATTCGTATGCCGAGATTTCCGACATGATGCACCGCTCCCACGGGGCGATTTCCCGCCGCTGCCGCGACCTTGGTATTAAAGACCGCCCTGTGGCAATGGAGTTGACCGGGAAGCGTGGCACCTGGACGCCGGATGACTTTAAAGCCCTGGCCGATGGAATTCGGAACGGCGACAGCTACGCCGCCATCGGAAAAGCTGTGGGCCGGTCGGAGAAATGCGTCCGCTCCAAGGTCTACAACGACTACCTGACCGAAAACATGGACAAGGTGCGTGAAATGCTCGGTGACGGGCCCTGGGGATCTGGAGCCCCGGAGGTGGACGTCAAACACGGCTTCTACATCTCGCGCACCAGGCAGCAGGTCCGGCGCGACCTCTCCGCACTGGCGGCACTGCTCCGCAAGAGGATGAACGACCTCGGCTATGACCCCTACTGGCAGCGGTTTATGTGCATGAACTGGGATGACATCGGCGGGTGTTCCGCCGGGTGCAAAGATTGCGATTCCTGCACGGAGTTCCGCCGCATACCCCCGCAATACTGCGCTCGCTGCGGAGCCACCTTCTATGAGCGCAAGGAAAATCGCTTCTGTTCAGACTGCCGCACCGCCAGAAAGAAACAGGCCCAGCGCCGGTGGTGCCGCATGAACGGATATACCCGAAAGGAGGCGTGAGATGTTCTTCCTGGAGAGAAAAGAGCCGGTCGCCATGCCGAATGTCCTCGGAAACACCAGCCAGCCGGTCCACACATACCGATGGAAAGCGATATATACCTGCCCGGAGCGGTGGCCCCTGGAGGCGCTTCTGAGGCACATGGACCCCAAGACGCACCGCATCACATCAAATTCCCCGGCCGAGGGATAAGTCGACCAACGAAAGGAGCTTGTATGAAAAAATCAATCAATGACCGCTGCCCGCTGCAGGTCGAATGCGAGCGGAAAAGGTGTGACTTTATCCACACCGAGCTGGAGTGTCCCTACTACTCCGCAAATGCGCGCAAGGATTATTACATCGACGACCAGGAGGAAATCCGTAACCGGCGGGATCGGGAGCGGATGGATGAAGCCCTCCTTGCTTCGCTGGGTGACGATGACGATGATGACACTGCCGACGGCGGCCTGGTCTATATCCCCATCGAACAGCTCTACCCCCATCCCGACAACCCCCGGAAAGACCTGGGCGACCTAACCGAGCTGGCCGACAGCATCAAGGCCAACGGCGTCCTCCAGAATTTGACCGTAGTACCGAGAGCTGAGGGCGGTTACACCGTCGTCATCGGCCACCGCCGTCTGGCCGCAGCGAAACTGGCCGGCCTGGAGGCCCTGCCCTGTGTCGTGGCCGATATGGATAGCCGATCCCAGGTGCAGACGATGCTTATGGAGAATATTCAGCGTTCAGACCTCAGCATCTATGAGCAGGCTCAAGGCTTCCAAATGATGCTCGATATGGGGGCAAGCGTAGAGGAAATCGCAAAAAAATCCGGCTTCTCACAGACGACTGTGCGCCGCCGCGTAAAAATGATGGAGCTGGACCAGGACGAGTTGAAAGAGGTTTCGAGCAGGCAGATTTCCCTCTCAGATTTTGACCGGCTGGCTCAGATCGAGGATATTAAGACGCGGAACAAAGTCCTGAAGGACATCGGGACCTATAATTTTGACGGTGCCGTGACCAGGGCTATCAGAGAAGAACACCGAAAGAAAGTCACGCCGGCCGCCAAGAAGCAGGTCAAGGCCCTTGGGTTGAAAGAAATCCCCGACAGCGACAGGTACAGCGGGAAGTACGATTCGGTCAGTCACATCAACCTTGACACATGGGACCCGGAAAGCGGCTTGGGCCTCAAAGATACGGCCGGAATACTTTATAGCCTGGACCACTGGGGCAACCTGTACTTCTACAAGAAACGGGAACGGGCAGCACAAAAAAAGAAGTCCAAGGCCGAGGTTGAGCGGGAAAAGGCCATCGCCAACGCCCACGCTGCCATCAAGGAGGAAACTGCTGTTGCCTTTGAGCTTAGGCAAAAGTTCATCAGCTCCATCTCTGTCTCGCGGAAGACACTTACTCCACTCCTGTGCGGCGCCGTAATCGGGATTGTGTCGTCGACTGTCCTCTACAAGAGCGCAGATAGGAGCAGCCTCCTGAAGCTCATTGGGGTCGACCCGGATGGAAAATGGGACGAGGTGCGCTCCGGCGCAATCAAAGCCATCACCACCATGAACATCGACACTCTGATACCAGAGGTCATATATTCCATATTCCAGGACAGCAAGGGGAACGGGTACCACAGCAATCACAAATGGGAATGGCCCAAGCACGAAGAAAACCTCATGCTCGATGCACTCTATGCGTGGCTGCAAGGGATGGGGTATGAGATGTCCGACGAAGAAAAAGCCCTCCAGGACGGCACCCATGAGCTGTTCCAGGAGGTGGACGGATGAAGGCCCTCACCATTTGGCAGCCCTGGGCCTCACTGCTGGTGTCCGGCCAGAAGAAATATGAAACCCGGAGCTGGGCCACCGCCTACCGAGGCCCCATAGCCATTCACGCCGCCATGCGGCCGGTGCGTCGGACCATCGACGCGCTGGCCGCCGACAGGGAAGGGAGCGGGTGGGATGTACTGGAGCGGCTGGACAGCCTCTTCCTCCGGCCTGGGGCGCTTGACCAGTTACCTACCGGGGCCATCGTCGGAAAGGCGATTCTGACCCGTTGCAATCTGATTACAGAGGACTTCCGGGCAAAGCTGTCGCCCCAGGAGCTGGACCTGGGTGACTTTTCGATTGGCCGGTATGCGTGGGAGTTTCATGTGATGGTCCCGGTAGACCCGCCGGTGAAGGCCTCCGGGAAGCAGGGGCTCTGGACTTGGGAGGGAAACCTGGAATGAAGAAAAAGCGAGCGAGATCCCAGCCGATACCGGGGCACACCGCCCCGGCGCCGGCGACCGGCGGCCGTGTCCAGGTGGGCGATGTAGTCTACCGCAAGCCCATCTCCTTTTCGGACAGCGACGCCAAGAACGCCCAGACGATGCGCGGGACGGTGGTCTGGGTACACCCGGCCGGCCGCTTTCATGTGGTCGAATTCGAGAAGGGCGTCCGGGAGAGCTTCATGGGGGTGCAGAGGTAAATGCTGATTATCACCATCGAGGTCAACGCCCGGCCGGGCCAGGCCATCGGCATCAAGGAGGACCTGGCCCTCTACCTGGAGCGGTACGGGGACGCGCGGGTGGTGTCGGTCGAGGAGGCCCCGCAGAGGCAGATGGAGCAAATGACGATAGGAGGCGGTGCGTACCATGAGCAGCAGAAGAAGCGTGTGTCGCGGGTGCGGCGCTGAGATCGTGTGGGTAAAGACCGAGGCCGGAAAGAGTATGCCGTGCGACCCCGGGGCGGTGCCGTTCTGGGCCCGCCCGGGGGCTCCGGGCAAGGTCGTCACTCCGCTGGGGAAAGTCGTGAGCTGTGACTTCATCGGCGAGCGTGACCGGGTGAGCGGCTTCGGGTATGTGTCCCATTTCAGTACCTGCCCGAAGGCAAAGGAATTCAAGCGGAAGTAACGATGGTGTGGGGGTGAGCCAAAATGACGCTACAAGAGTTGTCCCAGTACTACAAGTTGCGCGAGCGGCTGAACAGGGACGAAGAAATCCTGGATTCCCTCCGAGCCGCGGCTTGCCCCGGAGCGCAGAACTTGAGCGGAATGCCCCATGCGCCGGGCGTCCGGGATAAGGTGGGCGACCTGGCCGTGGAGATCGCCGACATGACGGAGCGCATTCGGTATCTCAAGGAGGAGATCGACCGGGCGGAGGCGGCCGTCACGGAATTTGTGGAGAGCATCGAGAACGACCAGACGCGGATGATTTTCCGGCTCCGCTTTCTCCGCTGTCTGACCTGGGGCGAGGTCGCCGCTGTCATCGGCGGGCGCAACACGGAGGACGGCGTGAAGTCGGCCTGCTACCGCTATCTGTCCTCCTGAAAAGTTGCAACGGCGTGACGCGGTGCGACGCTTGCAAACGCCCTTTATGTGCGGTATGCTTAAACTCGTAAAATCCTATGAAGCCAGGCGGCCCTTCTTCGGAGGGGCCGCCATTCTTTTGGGAAAGGAGGTTGAGGCCGCCGCGTTACTCCTTGCGCGTCGGTCGTGCGCCGGGCTTCATGTTCGCCAACGTGGGCAGCGGCGACGCCAAAAAAGGAGAAAAGTAAAATGTTTGGAATCGTTGTCCTGGCCGCCTATGCGCTGCTGATGATCGGCGTCACGCTTATCTTCACCCGCAGGGCGACCAGCGCAGAGAGTTTCCATGTGGCAGACCGGCGCATCGGAGCCACGGTAGCGGCCATGAGCATCGCCGCCACCTGGATCTGGGCACCGTCCCTGTTCACATCATCGGAAATGGCCTACACAAGAGGCGTGCCGGGAATGTTTTGGTTTCTGGTGCCGAATGTGCTGTGCCTCATCATCTTCATTCCCTTTGCCAAGAAGATCCGCCGCCAATACCCGGAGGGCATCACCCTCACCGGCTACATGGCCGAGCGGTACCGCTCCCCGAAGGTCAAGGGCGTCTACTCCTTCCAGCTGGGCGCGCTGGCTGTCCTCTCGACGGCCGTGCAGCTGCTCGCCGGCGGGAAGACGCTGGCCCTCCTCACAGGTCTTCCCTTCTGGAGCATGACGCTTGCCCTGGCCGCCATCGCCTATTCCTACTCCCGCTTCTCCGGTATCAAGGCGTCGGTGGCCACGGACGTCGTCCAGCTGGGCATCATCCTCTTGGGCGGTGCGCTCCTGGTAGCCCTGGGCCTCCGGCTGACCGGTGGCCTGGAGACAGTGCGGGCCGGGCTGGGCTCTGTCAGCGGGGAGTACGCCTCTCTGACCTCGGTCTCCGGCGTCGAGGTGCTGCTGAGTTTCGGCCTCCCGACGGCGGTCGGCCTTATCTCTGGCCCATTTGGTGACCAGTGCTTTTGGCAGCGGGCCTTCTCCATCCGGGAGGACCGCATCGGCCGCTCGTTCTTCGCCGCGGCTCTGCTGTTCGCCCTTGTACCTATTGCTATGGGCACGATAGGCTTCCTGGCCGCCGGAACCGGCTTTCAGGCGGCAGACACCGGCATGGTGAACTTCGAGTTTGTCATGTCGCTGCTCCCGGCCTGGGTGCTGGTCCCCTTCCTGTTCATGGTCATCTCCGGCCTGCTGTCCACGGTAGACAGCAACCTCTGCGCCGCGGCGTCCCTCACGACAGACTGGATGACCGGCGAGGGGGCCGACAACATCCGCGCCTCCCGGCGCGTCATGCTGGCCCTGCTACTGGTGAGCATTCTGATTGCCAACATCCCGGGGCTGACCGTGACGCACCTGTTCCTGTTCTACGGCACCCTGCGGGCCTCCACGCTGCTCCCCACGGTGATGACGCTGCTGGGGAAGAAGCTCTCGGCCGGCGGCGTGTTCGCCGGTGTCCTCACCGCTCTGTGTGTCGGACTCCCCATATTTGCATACGGCAACATCGCTGGTATTCCGGCCCTCAAAACGGCTGGCAGCCTAACGACCGTGCTGTCCAGCGGCATCGTGGCCGTCATCGCCTCCAGAAAGGCGGTGCGGACATGAGCCTGGGTAGGAAACAACGCATCACCAATGAAGCATGGCTGGAGGCCGTTGCAACCGTCGAGAGCGCGGTTTCCGAGGCGGCCCTGGGCGAACTTGTGGCCGCGACCATCGAGGACATCAAGGCCAAGACTGCGGGCAAAAAGGCGGCCTATGCCTGGAGCGGCGGCAAGGACAGCATCGTCCTTGGCCGGCTCTGCGAGGCCGCCGGCGTGACCGACAGCATGATCGGCGTGTGCGACCTGGAATACCCAGCCTTTGCCGCCTGGATCGAGGCCAACAAGCCGGAGGGCTGCGAGGTCATCAACACACACCAGGGGCTCAACTGGCTGGCCAGACACCCGGAGATGCTGTTCCCGCAGAACTCGGCAGCGGCCGGCCGGTGGTTTTCCATCGTGCAGCACCGGGCGCAGCGCATTTACGCCAAGGCTCACAACCTTGACCTTATCATCCTTGGCCGCCGCCGTGCGGACGGGAACTATGTGGGCCGCGGCACCAACATCTACACCGACGGCAAGGGCGTCACCCGCTTCAGCCCGCTCGCAGCCTGGAGCCATGAGCACGTCCTGGCCTATATCCATTACCACCAGCTCCCGCTCCCGCCCATCTACGGGTGGAAGAACGGCTACCTTTGCGGTACGCACCCCTGGCCCGCCCGGCAGTGGACGGGCAGCCCCGAAAACGGTTGGCGCGAGGTCTACGACATCGACCCCTCCATCGTCATTGAGGCGGCGGAGAAGATCGGGAGCGCCCGGGCCTTCCTCGAGGGGGTGCGGGTATGAACGTGACGAGAAAGCTCCTGTCCGAGCTCCGGCGCCCGGAGCGGAACGTCCGAATGCACACCGACAAGCAGCTGAAGGAGTTCCGGCGCTCCGTTGAGATGTTCGGCCAGATCCGCCCTATCGTGGTGGACGAGGACGGCGTCATCCTGGCCGGCAACGGCCTGTATGAAACGCTCCTCTCTATGGGCCGCACCGAGGCGGACTGCTACGTCGTGACCGGCCTGACCGAAGCCCAGAAGAAAAAGCTGATGCTGGCCGACAACCGAGTGTTCGACCTGGGCGTGGATGACCTGTCTGCGCTGGATGCTTTTGTCCTGGAGCTGAAGGACGACCTGGACATCCCCGGCTATGAGGAAGACCTGCTCCGGGCGATGGTCATGGAGGCGGACGAGGCCGCCGATACCCTCAGTGAGCACGGCACCATCGACGAGGAGCGCATCGAGGAGATCCGCGACGCCCGGGAGCGCACCGAGGCCCGGGAGGAAGCGGCCGCGAGGAACGCCGAGGAATATGTCCCGCCGGCGGCTGGAACACAGCCCCAGGAGGAAGGACCGGCGCGCCGGTTCATCCTCTGCCCGAAATGCGGTGAGCGGATATGGCTGTGAAGCGTGTTGCGTCCAACGTGGACATCGTGACCGCCGCCCGCCAGCGCATCAAAAACGTGTTCTCCAACGGCGTCCCGGTCTATATGTCGTTCTCGGGCGGAAAGGACAGCCTGTGCCTGGCCGACCTCACCTTGAAGCTGATCCAGGCCGGGGAGATCGACCCGGCCCAGCTGACTGTCCTCTTTATCGACGAGGAGGCCATCTTCGACTGCATCGAGGAAACAACCAAGGCCTGGCGCAAGAAGTTCCTGCTGGCCGGCGCCAAGTTCCAGTGGTGGTGCATCGAGGTCAAGCATTTCAACTGCCTCAACGAGCTCTCCAGCGACGAGACATTCGTCTGCTGGGACCGCCGCAAGCGGGATGTCTGGGTACGGCAGCCGCCGCCCTTTGCCATCCGCAACCACCCGCTGCTCAAGTCCAGGGTGGACAACTATCAATCCTTCCTGCCCCGCGTCACCCGGGACGGCATTATGATGACCGGCGTCCGGGCGGCCGAATCCGTCCAGCGCCTCCAGTACATGGCGGCTCTGGGCGTGGGCGGCAAGGGGATCACCAACACCAACACCATCTACCCGATCTACGACTGGAAGACCACCGACGTGTGGCTCTACCTTCGCAACGAGCGGGTGGAGATCCCCAAGGTCTATCTGCAGATGTACCAGGTCGGGGTCAATCGCAACCAGCTGCGGGTTTCGCAATTCTTCTCCGTCGATACTGTCCCCGTCCTGGTACATCTTGCGGAGTATGATCCTGCTCTGATGGAGCGCGTGCTCCGCCGTGAGCCCAACGCCTACCTTGCCATGCTCTACTGGGACAGTGAAATGTTCCACCGCACGACGCGGAAGCGCCGGGAGCTGGAGGGCAAGGACACGAAGGACTACCGCGCGCTCCTGAAAGAGATGCTGTTCGAGCGCCCCGCCGATTTTTTCAACACTCCGCACAAGCGCGAGGTCGCCAAGCAGTACCGCAAGCTCTTTATCCGCATGGACGGCATGGCCCGCCCCCGGGACTACCGGAAGATGTACGAGGGGCTGGTGGCCGGCGACCCCAAGCTCCGCACCCTGCGGGCGATCTACCAGGATATTTCCTGCGCCTATGCAGCCTACGCCAAGTCCTTCCGGAAGGGAGGTGAAGCGAATGGCTGATGTGGACCTGTTCGCCCCTCTGTCCTCCCTGCAGTGGATGGACCGCGACCAGCTCAAGCCCAATGACTACAACCCCAACAAGGTCAACCGGGAGAACTTGAAGCTGCTGGTGCAGTCCATCCTCACCAACGGCTGGACGCTGCCCATCGTGGTGCGCCCTGACTACACCATCATCGACGGCTTCCACCGCTGGACGGTGGCTGGAGAGGAGCCCCTGCACACGAAGCTGGGCGGCAAGGTGCCCGTGGTGATCGTGCGGCACGACGACCAGACCGAGGACATCTACGGCACCGTCACCCACAACCGCGCCCGTGGTACACACCTGCTGGAGCCTATGAAGGCCATCGTCAAGCGCCTGCTGGCCGACGGGAAAAGCGTGCAGGAAATCGGGAAGCAGCTGGGCATGAGGCCCGAGGAAGTATTCCGCCTGTCTGATTTCTCGCGCGATGACTTCCTCTCGATGATGACGAAAGGCGTACATGGGTACAGCAAAGCAGAGCTGCTGACCAAGTACTGAGGCATACCCCATGCCCCCATACACCAGGCATAGCCCAGGACAGGGCCATACAAGGCGTGAGAGCCGCGTATGTGTTCTGTCCTGGGCGTTCTCATGCCGAGGCGTGAAGGGGTGTTGCAAGCCCTGGAAACGGGCATTGAGGGCGACGGCGAAAAGCGCGGCAAGGTACTGTGACGGCCCCTACCCAAAGGGTGCGGGCTCGTCGACCCCAAAAAACGATTAGTTAGTGCGCGAGAAAAGGGCAACTTTAATTGAAATCTTGTATGAAATTATCGACTTCTTGACCTTCCGCCGGGCGTGGGACGCCCGCCTCCTATCACATAGCCTGGCCCCGGAGCGGAAACGCCCCGGGCGTTGGGCGGAGGGCCAAGACACAGGAAAGGAGCGCGGCCTATGGCGGCAAAGAAGCAGGATGTGGTCGTAGAGGACGGAGCCGTGTATGTGCTGCGCGCCGGGACGCCCGTCTACGTCAAGACTGCCGACATCTGCTCGATGACCGGGAAGAGTAACCAGTGGATCGGACAGCTGGTAGCCCAGGGGACGCTGCACAAGCGCAGCACCCCGCACGGGAGCCTGTTCGACATCACCGAGGCTGTGCGCGCCTACTGCTCCATGCTGGAGGCCCGCGCGGGACCGGCCAAGACCGAGGAGGAGATCAAGCAGGAAATCAAGCAGGAAAAGGCGAAGGCGGCCGCCGACGTGACAATGAAGATTGCCAAGGCCAACATCGCCAAGGCCGAGGCCGACGAGCTCCAGGGCAAAATGCACCGGAGCGAGGACGTGGCCGCGATGACTACCGACTTGATCTACGCCATTCGCGGGGCGATGATGGCCCTGCCCGGCCGCCTGGCCGTGGACGTGGCCTCGGCGAACTCCCCGGCGGAGGCCGCCGAGATCATCCGCCGCGAGGTCAACAAGGCCATGCGGGAGCTCTCCAACTACCGCTATGACCCAAAGAAATACGAGGAGCGCGTCCGGGAGCGGAGGGCCTGGGAAGCCGACAGCGGGCGTGATGCCGATGACGGATAAGGAAACGCGCCGGCTCATTGAGGAGAAAGAGGCCCGCGAGCGGGTAAAGAGGCTGAACGCCGTCATCACGAAGGTCTTGGCCGGCATGAAACCGCCGGACGACCTGACCGTGACGGAATGGGCGGAGAAAAACCGCCGCCTGTCCACCGAGGCCAGCGCCGAGCCCGGCCCCTGGCGCACCGACCGCACCCCTTACCTCCGGGAGCCGATGGACGCTTTTACCGACCCCCGGGTGCACCGCATCGTCATGGTGGCGGCGTCCCAGGTGGGAAAGTCGGAGTTCCTCAACAACACCATCGGCTATATCATCGACGAAGACCCCGGCTCCATCCTGTTCGTCCATCCCACGACCATTGACGCCAAGGAGTACTCCAAGCTCCGCATCGCTCCGATGATCCGGGACTGCCCCACCCTCAAAAAGAAGGTGGCAGACCCCAAAAGCCGCGACAGCGGAAACACCATCCTGCAAAAGACATACCCCGGCGGCATACTGACGATGTGCGGCTCCACCGAGGCCCACGCCCTGGCGTCCAAGCCCATCCGCTACATCATGGGGGACGAGCGCGACCGCTGGGCGACCTCCGCCGGCAACGAGGGCGACCCCTGGGAACTGGCCCAGGCCCGACAGACCACGTTCTATAACGCCAAGGCGCTGGAGGTCAGCACCCCCACCGTCAAGAACGCCAGCGCAATCGAGGCGTCCTACGCCGAGGGAACGATGGAGCGGTGGAAAAGCAAATGCCCCCACTGCGGCGAGTACCACGAGATCAACTTCGAGGACATCCGCTATGAGCACGAGGAGAGCGTGGTGGCTGGCCGCAAGACCTTCAAGGTGCTGCGCGTCTGGTACGTCTGTCCTGGCTGCGGGTGCATCTCCGACGAGATGACCATGAAGCACCAGCCTGCGCGCTGGGAGGCTGACAACCCCGACGCATACGCCCAGGGCGTCCGCTCTTTCTGGCTGAACGCATTTGTCAGCCAGTGGGCTTCATGGAGCTCCATCGTGCTCAAGTACCTCAAGGCTATCGGCAACACCCGGAAGCTCCAGGTGGTCTACAACACCTGCTTCGGCCTGCTGTGGGAAGACCGCGGCGACCTGGAGGACGAGGACAGCCTCATGGCCCGCCGGGAGGATTACGGCACCCGGCCGGACGGCTCCCCCGTGGAGCTGCCGGAGGGGGTGCTGGTGCTCACCGCCGGCGTGGACACCCAGGATGACCGCATGGAGTACGAGGTCGTCGGGCACGGCCACTTTGGGGAAACCTGGGGTATTGAAAAGGGCATCGTCATGGGCAGGCCGGATGACCCGGACACCTGGGCCAAGCTGGACGAGATGGTGTTCAACCGGGTATTCCGCTTTGAGGACGGCCTGGGGCTCCGAAGCTCTATGACCTTCGTGGACGAAGGCGGCCACTTCACCCAGGACGTCCGCCTCCAATGTCGGGCGCGCATCTCCCGCAAGGTGTTCTGCATCAAGGGTATGCCAGGAGCGGATAGGCCCTACACCTCTCCGCCGAAGAAGATGAAGATCGTGGTCAATCAGGTCGCCATCGGCACCTGCTGGCAGTACCAGATCGGTGTCGACTCCGGCAAGCAGATCATCATGGACAACCTCAAGGTGCAGAAGCCAGGCTCGAAGTACTGCCACTTCCCGAGGCGGGACGACTATGGCCCCGGCTACTTTACCGGCCTGCTCTCCGAGCATCTGGTATATGACCCGACCAAGAAGCAGCCCTGGGTGTGGGATAAGATACCCGGCCACGAGCGCAACGAGGCCCTGGACTGCCGCAACTACGCTCTGGCGGCCTTCAAATGCACGCCAGCCAACCTTGACGAGATAGACAGGCGGCTAAAGGCAGCCCGGGGGAAAGCTCCCTCTACGGGCGTTGCAACGGTCCCGCCGCCCCCAAAAAAGCAGACCAAGCGCGGCTCCGCGCTGAAAAAATACTACGACGAATGGTAGGTGATGCCCAATGGCAGACATGACCGATGTGAAAATCCGGCTGAACTTCTGGCGCTCCGCCTATGAGAAGCTGACCGCGGCTTACACCGCCCTGGTGGACGGCCGCGTCAAGAGCTATACCATCGACGACCGGCAGCTCACCCGCTTCGACCTCGGTACCCTCAAGGACGAAATCGAGGAGGCCGAGCAGAAGATCGACGAGCTGACCGCCCTGCTGAACGGCAGGCGGCCCCGCAAGGCCTTCGGCGTCATCCCCCGCGACTGGTGACCTTTTTCGTGAGGTCACGAAAATGATATGGGTACAAGCCCGAGAGGGCTTTACCACGGGCAGCCCGGCGGAGTTTGTCAGCTCCTTTCGCCGCCGGGCGGCCCGTTTTTTTATGCAACACATAGGAGGTGGGCGACATATACCGCGATAAGAAAACCGGGCTGTTCCTGCCCGACACAGCGCGCCCCCAGGCCAAGGGGTACAGCGAGGCCGGCGCCAGTATGACCAGGCGGGCGCTCAAAGGCTTTACCCCGCGCAGCGGCTCCCCCAGGGAGGACATCGACTGGAACAACTTTACCCTCCGCCAGAGGGGACGGATGCTGTATATGTCCTCCCCGGTGGCGACATCGGCTATCAACACCAATCGGACGAAGGTGGTCGGCGTCGGCCTGACCCTCAAGAGCTCCGTGGACCGGGAGGTGCTGGGCATATCCCCGGAGGCGGCCAAAGAGTGGCAGCGGCGCACCGAAGCGGAGTTTTCCCTGTGGGCCAAGAACAAGGCCAACTGCGACGCTACCGGCATGAACAACTTCTACGGAATGCAGCAGCTGGCGCTTGTGGCGTGGCTCCAGAGTGGAGATGTTTTCCCCGTGTTCAAGCGGAGAAATCCCACGCCGGTAAATCCGTACTCTCTGCGCATCCACCTTGTGGAAGCCGATCGGGTACGCACCCCTGCCGAGTATGGAGGCGGTACAGCCGTCGCCCACATCACCGACGGCAAGAACCCCTCCAACGGCAACCGCATCTTTGATGGCGTGGAGGTGGACAACGACGGCATGGTCGTCGCCTACTACGTCCACAACACTTACCCCTGGCAGACCACGACGGAGCCGACCAAATGGACGCGGGTGGAGGCCTATGGCCCCAGGACGGGCTTGCCGAACATCCTCCACATCATGGGGAGCGAGCGGCCGGATCAGTACCGGGGCGTGACCTATTTGGCTCCGGTGATTGAGCAGCTGCTGCAACTACGCCGGTACACAGAGAGCACGCTTATGGCCGCTCTTGTCCAGTCATTCTTCACGGCCTGGATCATCACCAAGACCAGCCAGACCGAGATTCCCATCAACGAGGTCGGCGCCGGTGACATCGCTGGTGTCCCCGCAGCAAATCCCGTGGAAAACAACCTGTCCGAGAGCGACAGCGAGTATGAGATGGGCCCCGGCACGGTTTCCCACTTGGCGGAGAATGAGGACATCAAGTTTGGTAATCCCAGCATTCCGACCACGGGATTTGATGCTTTCGTTAAGACCTTCTGCCAGCAGACTGGCGCGGCCCTGGGCGAGCCCTACGAGGTGCTGATGAAGACCTTTAACTCCAGCTATTCGGCCTCCCGCGCCGCCCTCCTGGAGGCATGGGAAGAGTTCAAGATGCGCCGGAGCTGGTTTGTGGCCGACTTCTGCCAGCCGGCCTATGAGGTATGGCTTTCGGAGGCGGTGGCCCGCGGCCGCATCAAGGCCCCGGGCTTCTTTGAAGATCCTCTGGTTCGGGCCGCTTGGTGCGGTGCGCGCTGGATCGGCCCCGTCCAGGGGCAGCTCGACCCGCTGAAAGAGGCCAACGCCGCCGTTGTCCTGGTCGACCACGGATTCAAGACCCACGAGCAGGTCACGCGCGAGCTGGGCGGTGGCGACTGGGAGGCCAACGTGGAGCAGCTGAAAGCAGAAAACGCGAAGCTCGCGGAGGCGGGCGGCGCGCGGATTACCAACCTGCCAAGCTCCGGCGCCGATGATGGCGACGGCGGCGATGGCAAAGGAACAGGAGGAAACGCATGAGCAAAACAGTGCCTACCACGCAGCCCGTCGTGAACATCAAGCGGGCCGCCTATGCGATGGCTACCGCCGACGGCCAGAGCGCAGAGATTACCATGTACGGCGACATCTACGAGCAACAGCCCACGGACTGGTGGGGCGATCCCGTAGAGGGGCAGTTTATTACCCTAACCGAGTTCCTTGAGGACCTGGGGCAGATTGCCGCTTGCAAGGACATCACCATCCGCATGAACAGCTACGGCGGCGATGCTGGCGTGTCCAACACCATCCACAACCGGCTCCGGGAGCTGGCGCGGGGCGGAGCGAAGCTCACCTGCGTCGTGGACGGTGTGGCTATGTCCGGCGGCTCCCTTATCATGTGCGCCTGCGACACGGTGAAGGTCAACCCCTCCAGCCTGATTATGATTCACAAGTGCTGGGGCTTCTTCTGGGGCGGTTACAACGCCGACGAACTGCGTGAGGCAGCTGGACAGTATGACGCCTGGGACAAGGCCCAAGTCGCCATCTACAAGCGGAAGACAGGCCTGACCGAAACCGTCCTGTCCCACATGATGTCCGACACGACCTACATGACGGGGCGCGAGGCGGTGGAAAAGGGCTTTGCCGACGAGCTGATCGAGGACGCGGAGCCCCTGGACGTCGCCGCCAGTGCAGACGGCCGGCGTCTGTTCGTCCGAGGTCGCACCATCCACCTCACGGCTGGGATGTTCGCCCCGGACAATATCCCTACGGTCGATCCCGAGGCCTCGGCCCCGGCTGAGACACATACAAGTCCGCCGGCAAAGACCGGCAGAAAAGGAGGAAGTACACCTATGGCAAGTACTGTTGAGGAGCTCCGGGCGGAGTACCCGGAGCTGACCGCGCAGCTGGAGGCCGAGGCAAGAGCTGCCGCCACCCCTGCCCCCAGCGCAGCGGCCGAGGGTGACGGCGGGGCCGACCCCGCCCAGGTCGAGCGTCAGAGAATCCAGGACATCGACGCCCTGGCATCTCTCTATGACGCCGAGAGCATCCGGGAGGCCAAGTACGGGGATCACCCCTGCACCGCACAGGAGCTGGCCTACCGCATGGCTCAGAAAGCCGCCCAGACCGGCAAGAGCTACATGACGGCCCTGGAGGCTGACACCGGCGCGTCCGGCGCGCAGCAGGTCGGAGCCGCCAACAACGAGGGCGCGCCCGCCGGTGAGCTCACCCCGGAGCAGCGCATGGCGAAGGGTCGCGCCGATGCGAAGGCCCTGAACAAGAAGGAGGATAAGTAACATGGCGAAGCATCTCAACGACAAGGTCGGCTCTATGGAGTACGACAAGCTGATCGCCGGTATCACCCCGCCTGTGAAGGTGGCCTCCGGCATCATCACCAAGCTGTCCGCAGCCGCCACCTATCCGCGGGGCACCGTCCTGTGCCGCAGCTCCGGCACCGGCGGCGACGGCAAGCTGAAAATCCTCGGCACCACCGCCAGCTCCAACGAAACCCTTACCCCCGACTGCATTCTCTGCGATGATGAGGACATCGGCACCGACGCTGATGCCAACGTCGCCGTCTATGTGATGGGCTGCTTCAACGAAGACGCCCTGACTGTGGGCGAGGAGTACACCATCACCCAGGCCGACAAGGACGCCCTGCGTGAGCGCGGCATCTATCTGGCCCAGGTCCTGGACTAAAAGGAGGACAAGAATATGCCTTTCGACATTTTTGACACCTACTACATGGCGGGCATGGTCCAGGAGATCGTCCCCGTCCAGAGCTTCTTCCGCGACCGCTATTTCCCCACCAATGCGGCGACCGACATCTTCAACGCCAACAAGGTGCTGGTCGAGTACCGCGACCGCGACCGGGCTATGGCCCCCTTCGTTGTGCGCCGTGCCGGCGACATCCCCGTGGCCCGCGGCGGCTACGAGATTCACGAGTTCGAGCCGCCCTTCACCGCCCCGTCCCGTCTGCTGACCCTGGATGACCTGCAGAAGCGCGGCTTCGGGGAGGCCCTGTATGCTGGCAGCACCCCTGCCGAGCGCGCCCGGGCGCTCCAGATGCAGGACCTCACCGACCTGGATCGTCGCATTCAGCGCCGCGAGGAGTGGATGGCCGTCCAGACCATGATCAACAACGGCTGCACCATCGTCGCCTACATCGACAACGACACCGTGGGCGAAACCTACGACATCTTCTACTTCGACACCACCGGCTCCAACCCCGCCAAGTACACCGTAGCGAACAAGTGGGACGCGTCCGGCGGCGACTGGAGGGGGGACGTCGCCGCGATGGTGAACGACCTGCTGGACCGCGGACTCCCCGCCACTGACCTGGTCGTGGGCACCGAAGTGGCCGCTTTCATCCAGAGCGACGAGAACACGCTGAAGCTGCTGGACAACCGGCGCGCCGAGTATGGCCGCCTGGCGCCCCAGGTGCGTTACCCCGGCGTGGTGTGGATCGGCAACCTGAACTTCGACGGCACCGACCTGGACATCTTCTCCGTGCGCGAGACTGTGCTGGACAAGGACGGCACCATCCGCCTGTTCCCCGCGACCTCCGCGATGGTCACCGCCCCCGACTGCGGCCACATGATGTACGGCCGTGTCGACCAGATCGAGGACGACAACGAGTACCACAGCTTCGCCATGCAGCGCGTGCCCAAGTTCGTCGTCGACAAGGACAAGGACACCCGCAAGCTGCGCCTGGCCTCCCGCCCCCTGGCCGCGCCCCGGAGCAAGGCCCCCTGGATGTACGCGGCCAACGTGGTCGGCACCTGATAGGGCCGGGAAAGGAGCAGCACCATGAAGCGTGTAAAAATCACCAACGGTCTGTACGGCTACCGGCCCGAGGGGGCGAAGCACCCCCGGCCGGTGTCCGCCGGCGGCCTCTGCGTCGTGACTGACACCGAGGCCGCCCGCCTGGCCTCCCTCGGCGTGGGCGTCGTCCTCGAGGACATCCCCGAGGAAGATACCACAGGAGCCGTTGCAACGCCCGTAGAGGGCGAGGACGACGAGGGGGCGGGCGTGGACACTCCCGACCAGGACGAGCCCGCAGAGGGCGAGGAAACCGCCCACCTTGACCCCGAGCAGCTCAAGGAGCTCACCAATGCCAAGCTCAAGGAGCTGGCCGAGGAAATGGGCATCGACACCGCCAAGCTCAAGACCAAGGCGCAGCTGATCGCGGCCATCACCGACGTGCCCCTGGAGGACGCGATCTCCGGCGAGGAGGACGACGAGGGGGCTCCGGCCGGCCTCGGCGCGGAGGGACCGGTGGAATGAGCGGCTTCAAGGACATGGTGACCGATGACGTCCACGCCGTTTTCCTTAACCTGGACGAGTTCGCCGAAAAGCGCACCATCCGCTATGACGGCGAGGAGTACCAGGACATTCCCATCGTCTTGTCCGGCCTGAAGGAGCAGGAGCGACGCCAGCTCCAGTCCGACCATGTCCAGGGGCTCTACCTCGTGTCATCCGTGCTCCACTGCGCACTGTCCGACCTGGGCGGCAATCAGCCCGAGAAGGGTATGCGCATCCAGATCAACAACCGGGAGGGCGGCGGCGGATTCTTCCGGGAATTCTACGTCGCCTCCTCGGTCTGTGAGATGGGGATGCTGCGGGTGGAACTGGAGGCGATCGACGAATGAGCTACGCCATCACCATTGATGAAATCGACGATAGCCTTGACCGAGTATCGAAGCTCCTGGCCGGCGTCCCCGACGGCGTTTACCGCGCCGTCGGAAGCGCTTTGAAGCGGTCGGCGCGGCATGGCCTTACCGTCGGCATGAAGATCGTTTCCGAGGAGTACGCCATCTCCCAGGGGGAGCTGAAGTCCCGGACGAAGACCATCAACACCATCGTCAAGGACTCCGCCAGCTCCTATCAGGTCACCTTCGGCTATCGGGGGAACGTCATCCCCCTTATCAAGTTCGATACCAAGTTTGGAGCGGACGGCAAGGTGCATACCCGGGTCCTGCGCTCCAGCGCACAGCAGACCCTTGAAAACGCCTTTATCACCCATGTGGGCGGGCATACCGGCGTGTTCGAGCGCGAGGGCCCCGAGCGGTTCCCCATCCGGGAGCTGTTCGGGCCCTCTGCTGTCCAGGCGTTCTATGCTCACGAGGAGACGACCGACAAGATGGACGAGGAAATTCTGAAAACCTACGAGAGCCGCATTGAGCACGAGATCATGCGGGTGCTCAACGGATGGGGAGGGTAGCCTATGGACCGAGTCATGCTCCTGGAGGAGCTGAAAGCCGTCACTGAGGACGCTGTCAAAGACCTTATCATGCCGGTGAAGATCCAAAGCGAAAGCGAGGAGCAGCAGTACCGGGCGGCGGAGGTCTACCTGATGCGCCTGCCGGACGGCAGCGCCGCAAAGAAAAAGGCCCCCTATATCATCCATCAGGCTATCACCAGCAAAGACACCCAACCGTCCGGGGAACTGGAGGCCGGCGTCGCCGTGGTGCGCTCCATCTTTGCCGTCTACAACGACGACGAGCAGGAGGGCGGTCTTATGCTGCTCAACCTCATGGAGCGTCTGCGGATTCGCCTGTTGCGCGAGGTCGTCATCGGCCGGCGCTTCCAGCTCGACCTTGAGGCCGGCCTGGAGACTTTCATCTACCCCGACGACACCGCCCCATATTATGCCGGAGAAATGACCACCACCTGGCGCGTCCCCGGCGTGGAAAGAGAGGTACGCCAATGGCTGTGAAGAAAACTGACCCCGAAGATATGGCCCCCGCCCCCGCCGAGCAGGCTGCGGCCAGGGAGCCCAAAGAGAAAAGGATCACCACCAAGAAATCCGACGGCAAGGCCGCCGGATTTTGTGTTTACCTCGGGCCGAGCATCCGGGGGGTGATCCAGTCCGGCACGGTCTACCGCGGCGGCAAGGCCGCTGTGCTGAAGGAGCTCGCGCCGGCCCTGGAGCGTCACCCCCTGATCGCGTCCCTGGTTGTCACCAGCGACACGCTCCCCGTGGATCGCATCAAAGTAAAGACAGCCGGAAACCTGCTGAATGTGAATTACAAGAAGCTGGCTTCCGGCAGAAAGTAAGGAGGACTACCTATGGCAAATCATGGCGTATATGTCTCCGAGCAGGCCACCAGCGTCAGCACCCCCGTTGTCGCCGACAGCGGCGTGCCCTTCGTCGTCGGTGCGGCCCCCGTGCAGAGCGCGGCGACTCCCGCTGCGGCTGGCGTCCCCGTCCTCTGCACCAGCTGGGCCGAGGCGGTGGAGAAGCTGGGCTACTCGGATGACTGGGGGAGCTATCCCCTCTGCGAGTTCATGTACTCCCACTTCCAACTGTTCGGCTGCCAGCCCGTCATCATGTGCAATGTCCTTGACGTCGCGGACATGAAGGAGGCTGTGGCCGCTGCTGACGTGGCCGTGTCCGACCACAAGGCCAAGCTCCCCATCGCGGCCATTGACGACGAGAACCTGGTCGTCAAGCCCGCTGGCGGCGCCGGCGAGGCCTATGTCAAGGACACCGATTACAGCACCTACTACGACGGGGAGTTCCTGGTCATCGAAGTTCTGTCCGACGGCAAGGCCTACTCCGTCGAGCAGGTGAACGTGGCCTACAACAAGGTCAAGCCCGATTCCGTGGACGATACCGCCGTTGCAACCGGCATGGAGAGCATCGAACAGTGTCTTACTACCCTGGGCATCGTGCCCGACTTGATCTGCGCCCCGGGCCACTCCCAGTCCTCGGTCGTGGCCGCTGTCATGGCGACCAAGGCCGGCGGCATCAATGGGATGTTCCAGGCCAAGGCGCTGATCGACATTGACTCCAGTTCCGCCGGGGCTACCAGCTACACCACCGCCATCACCGAAAAGAGCGGCAACAACTTCGTCGACGTGGACGAGGTGACTTGCTGGCCCATGCTGAAGCTCGGTGACTACAAGTTCCACATGAGCACGCAGCTGGCCGGTCTGATCGCCCAGGTCGACACCGGCAACGGCGGCTGCCCCTACGAGTCTCCCAGCAACAAGAACTTCCAGTGCGACGCGATGGTGCTGGAGGACGGTACCGAGGTAAACCTCACTCTGGCACAGGCCAACATCCTCAACGACAACGGCATCGTGACCGCTCTGAACTTCATGGGCGGCTGGTGCGCTTGGGGCAACTATACCGCCTGCTATCCCTCTAACACCGACGTGAAGGACTACTTCATCCCTGTTTCCCGGATGTTCGGCTGGGTCGGCAACACCCTGATTCAGACCTTCTGGAGCAAGCTGGACAAGCCCATGAACCGGCGTCTGATCGACACCATCATGGACACCGCCAATATCTGGCTCAACGGTCTGGTCGGTTCCGGCTACCTCCTGGGTGCCCGGGCGGAGATGGTGGACAGCGAAAATCCGCTGACCGACCTCATGGCCGGTATCATCAAGATCCACATCTACATGACCCCGCCCTCTCCCGCTCAGGAGATCGACTTCATCCTGGAGTACGACACCAGCTACGTCACCAGTGCGCTCCAGGCGTAAAAGGAGGACTGAACTATGCCTAACTTCGACGAATCCGTAATCAATTTTGCGGTGTATGAGGACAGCGTAGAGTATGTCGGCATGGCCGGGGTGACCCTGCCCAACCTGGCCGCCATCGTGCAGACCCTCTCTGGCGCCGGCATCGCCGGCAACGTAGAGGTGCCCGTTCTGGGCCATTACGACGTAATGAGTCTGACCCTCAACTTCCGCACCACCACCGAGCACAGCGTGCGCCTCTCCGAGCCTCGCCGCCATAACATCGACCTGCGCATGGCGCAGCAGATCGAGGACACCGTGGCCGGCGAGGTGAAGGTGCAGAGCATCAAGCACGTCCTGGTGGTCGTTCCCAAGACCGACACCGGCGGTACGGTCGCCCCGGCCGCTCCCACCAACGGCTCCGGCGAGTACTCCGTCCGCTACTGGGCGACCTACATCGACGGCGCCAAGGTGCGCGAGATCGACCCGCTGAACTTCATCTGCGAGGTCAACGGCGTCGATTACCTGGCCGACGTCCGCAAGGCCATCGGAAAGTAACTATCACAAGCCCGGGGCGGCCCTCCGTCCCGGGCCTCATTTTTGAAAGGAGTTTGCACCATGAGCGTTGATACCAAAGTGACCCCCATTCCTGCCGACGCATTTTCTGTCGAGGAGAAGACCGGCGACACCCCTGCCGTGAACGGAGCCGAGTTTGCCGCCGCCGAAACCGCGGCCAAGGCTGTGGAGGGGAATACTTCCGCCTATGTCCACAAGCTCAAGAAGCCCTTTACCTTTGAGGGCTGCACCATCGAGGAGCTGTCCTTTGACTTCGACCGGCTGACCGGCAACGACAGCCTTGCCATCGAGGACGAGCTTCAGGCCATGAACAAGCCCGTCATCGTCCCCACCTTCTCCGGCCAGTACCTGATCCGTATGGCCGCCCGCGCCTGCACCACCACCCTTACCACCCCGGACGGAAAGAGCCGGCGCATCGGCGTGGACGTCATCCAGGCGCTGCCCATCGGCGACTACAACCGCATTCGGTCGAAGGCGCGAACTTTTTTGCTGGCCTCGGAGCTGTAACCTGTGACGGCGGGGTGTGGCTCCGAAAACAGTGCCTCATCATGGCGCAGAACAACAACACACCAGTTTCCTACTGGGCCGCGCTCCCCTTGTCCTCGCTGACGAAGTGGATCAAGGCCAGTAACCTGCTTGTGGAAGAACAGCGGGCCAAGCGCCCGAAAAAAGCGCCGCGGCCGGTCGTCATCCGGCGCGGCAGACGATGACCCGAAGGGAGGGACAACATGGCAAGCCGCAAAGAGTATGAGATGCTATTCCAGCTGAACGCCCAGCTGGGCGGCAGCTACAGCAAGACCTTCAAAGCCGCCCAGGACGAGCTGGCGGCCATGCAGAAAGAGATACAGTCCCTCTCCAAAACGCAGTCGGACATCACCGCCTACCAGAAACAGCAGACGGCGGTGGAGAACACCCGGAAGCGCCTGGAACTCCTTCAGCAGCAGTATGACAACATCCAGAAGGAGATCCAGCAGACAGGGGAATTTTCTGCTGACCTGCAAAATAAGCTGCTCGCCAAGCAGCAGCAGATTGACAAGACCACCTCCTCCCTGAATCGGCAGACCGAGAGGCTGGACGAGATGGGCGACGCCTTGAAAGAGGCTGGGGTCAACATGGACGACCTCGGGCAGAGCTCTGCCCGGCTCACCAACCGTATCGACGTGCTGAAAAAGGAGCAGGAGGAGGTCGCCGAGGGCGCGCAGACCTTCGGGAACAAGGCGAGCCAGGCGTTCGGTGCCGTCCATGAGGCGATCGTGGCAGCGGGCATCGCCACCGCTCTGAAAGAGGTCTATGAGTACTTCGCGGACTGCGCCCAGGCGTCTATGGACTTCGAGTCGGCGATGACCGGCGTGGCCAAGACCACCGACCTCACCGACGACGAGCTGTCCGCCATGTCGGACGCCATCAAGGAAATGTCTACGGAGATCCCCGCGACGACCGAGGAGCTGGCGGCCATCGCCGAATCCGCCGGCCAGCTGGGCATCCACAAGGAGTCCCTGCTGGACTTCACGGAAATCATGGCCATGCTGGGCACATCGACCAACATGACCGCGGACGAAGCGGCCACCAGCCTCTCCCGTCTGGCGAACATCACCGGGATGTCCCAGGAGGACTTTGACCGGCTGGGCGCTACCATCGTTGACCTGGGCAACAACCTGGCGACGACGGAAAAAGAGATCGTGGACATGAGTATGCGCATCGCCGGTGCCGGCGCACAGGTCGGCATGACTGAGGCGGAGATCATGTCTTTCTCCGGCGCCCTGTCCTCTGTCGGCATCGAGGCCGAGGCCGGCGGCTCCGCATTCTCCACCCTGATCTCCAATATGTCGCTCGCCGTCCAGCAGGGCGGCGACGGGCTGGAGCAGTTCGCGGACGTGGCGGGTATGTCCGCCTCTGAATTTGCCGCGGCCTTTGAAGAGGACGCGGCCGGGGCCATCATCCAGTTTATCCAGGGCCTCGGCAACATGGAATCCGAGGGACGCAGCGCAATCGCCGTTCTGGACGACATGGGCCTGTCCGACATCCGTATGCGTGACGCCCTGCTCCGTGCGGCCGGCGCCAGCGACGTGTTCACCAACGCCCTGCAGATCGGCAGCAACGCCTGGGATGAAAACACCGCCCTGGTCAACGAGGCCACAAAGCGGTATGCCACCACCCAGAGCCAGCTGACCATGATGCAGAACGCCTACAAGAACCTGAAGGTGGCCATCGGCGACGCCTACACCCCGGCGCTCCAGAAAGCCTACTCCGTGGGCACCCAGGTCCTCAATGCGGTTTCCCAGTTCATCAAGCAGAATCCGGCCCTGGTCAACGCCATCACCGCCTTTGTGGGGGTGCTGGGCCTGGTGGTCGCGGCCCTGGCCGCCTACACCGTGGGCGCGAAGGTCGCGGCCGCCGCATCCGCCATGCTCACCGCAGCCATCCCGGGTGTGAATATCATCATGGGCGTAGCTGCGGCCGTGGCCGGCGTGACCGCCGCCATCGCCGCCCTTGCCACCGCCGCCGCCAATGACGCCGTTCCCTCTGTGGACGAGCTGACCCAGGCGGCCCAGGGAATGCGGGAAGCGATGGACGAGGCCAACGCCACCTACGACGATACGGTTTCCTCCACGCTGGCGGCCGCCGGTGTGGCAGATACCTACATCGCCAAACTGGAGGAGATGGAAGCCGCCGGTGTCCGCACCGAGGAGGAGCACCGGCAGTATCACAACACCCTGGCCCTGCTCTGCCAGGTGGTGCCTGACCTCGCCAACTACATCGACCTTGAGACAGACACCATCGAGGGCGGCACCGCCGCGCTCCGGGCGAATACTGAGGCATGGAAGCAGAACGCCATGCAGCAGGCCTACCAGGAGCAGCTGACCGCCCTGTATAGCCAGTACTCCGCCGTGCTGATCGAGGCCGAGGAGAACAGCATCGGGCTCACCAAGGCGCAGTATGACCTTGAGGCGGCCGAGAAGAAGCAGACCGATACCTTCAACCGAATGAACGAGTTGATGGAGGAAGCCAACGCCGAGGCCCAGGCTTACAGCGAGGAGTACGGCGTGTGGGCCGATGCCACGACCTTCTTGACCCAGGAATACTACGACCTCCAGGACTCCATCTACGACATCAACGACGAAATCTGGACGGCCCAGGACACCATCGACGCCTACACCAAGGCCATCGAGGAGGACCAGGAAGCGGTCGCCGCCGCCGAGGAGGAAATCGCACTGGCGGAGGAGGCGGTACAAAACCTTACCGCCGCCACCCAGGAGGGCGGAGACGCCGCCACCGAAGCAGCCGCCCAGGAACAGGAGCTGCAGACCGCCATCACCGGCGTGAAGGAGGAAATCAACGCTCTTGTGACCGCCTACACCGAGGCATACGACGCCGCCCTGGAGAGCATATCTGGACAGTACCAGCTATGGGATGAGGCCGCAGGCGTCGTTGCAACGAGTGCGGGTACCATCAATTCGGCCCTGGAGAGCCAGATCACCTACTGGCAGGACTACAACGCCAATTTGCAGACCTTGACCGAGCGCAGCGCCGACATCGAGGGCCTGAGCGAGATGATCGCCTCCTTTGCCGACGGCTCCGAAGAAAGCGTGAACGCGATTGCCGGCATGGCAGGAGCCACCGACGAGCAGCTGGCGACGATGGTCGCCAACTGGCAGACCTTGCAGACCGAGCAGGAAGCAGCCGCCGGCAGTGTGGCTGACCTCAAGACCGACTTCACAGCCACTATGGACGAACTGCAAGCCGAGCTTGCTGCCGATATCGAGGCAATGGATCTCGGCACGGAAGCTGCGGAGAGTGGCAAAGCTACCATCCAGGGCTTTGTGTCCGGCGCGGAGGGAATGCTGCCCCAGGTGCAGGCCGCCTACTCACGGATTGCCCAGGCAGCCATTGACGCCATCGACGCCAAGCTGGAGATCCACAGCCCTTCCCGCGTCATGGAGGAAAAGGCCGACATGACCTGGGCGGGCTACATCAAGGAAACCGAGGCCCTGCAGCCGGACGTGGCCGAGGCTATGTCCGGCATGGCCGGCGCCGGTGTCGAGGCTTTCTCCGCCGAGGAGATCCAGGCCGTGGGCATCGCCCCGCAGCTCATGGCGTACCTGGCCTCCTATCAGGCCGGCAACGCCATCTCCGCGGAGAGCGGAGCGGGCGGCGGGGGCGGCTCCATCGTGATCTACTTCGAGCCCCAGTATGACCTTGCCGGCGTCACCAATGCCGCCGAGCTGGAGGCTATCCTGGCGGCCCACGACGAGGATATGCGCGAGCTGATCCTGGAGGTCTTGCAGGAGGCCGGCGTCGACGCAGCGAGGAGGGCTTACACATGAGAACGTACACCACCACCCAGGGGGATATGTGGGACAGCATCGCATTCCAGCAGATGGGGAGCGTTGACTACACCGACCAGCTGATGAATGCCAATCAGCAGTACCGGGAGTACTACACCTTCCCGGCCGGAATCGTCCTCACGATCCCCGACGCCGTGGAGCCGGTGTCCAGCTCTCTGCCGCCCTGGAAGCAGGTGGCGGGATGAGCGACCGGAATCAGGCCCGCCGCACCACGGCGGAGGTCGTCTTCGGCGGCACCGACATCACATCATCCATCCGCCCCTACCTGCTGTCGCTGACCTACACCGACAACGAGGAGGACGAGGCGGACGACCTGCAAATCAAGCTCCAGGACAGGGACAGTATTTGGCTGGAGAAGTGGCTGAACGACGCCATCCAGGCAGCGGCCTCCTCCGCCCCCGCAGAGGGCGCAGGAGAGGCGGAAGCAAAGACCTACAAGGTGACGCCCTCTATCGGCCTGAACGTCCGCACAGGCCCTGGAACGAGCTACGGGAAGCTCGGGGCGCTGCCCTATGGCACGGAGGTTTCCGTAACGGGGATCTCCAACGGCTGGGCCGCTATCCAGTACAGCGGAAAGACAGCCTACGTCAGCGCCCAGTACATCCAGGAGGTCGGCGGGGGCCAGGCGGAAGAGAGTTCCGAGGCCTCCGCCACCACCGGCCTCGCCATCCAGGCGGTCTTCGTCCGGGAAAACTGGAACAACGACGGCAAGGATGCCGTTCTGGACTGCGGGCAATTTGAGCTCGACAGCATCAAGGCGTCCGGGCCGCCGGCCACCATCACCATCAAGGCCACATCGCTGCCCTTCAACGCGCAGATCCGGCAGACCGAAAAGACCAAGGCGTGGGAGGCCTACACCCTCTCCGGCATCGCCCAGGAAATGGCCGGCGCCAACGGCATGGCCTGTCTCTACGAATCCGCCAGCGACCCCTATTATGAGCGGGTGGAGCAGTACAAGGTGAGCGACATCAAATTCCTGTCCCAGCTTTGCCACGACGCCGGGATCTCCCTCAAGGCCACGAACAACATCCTGGTGCTGTTCGACCAGGCTGACTATGAGGCCAAGGACCCGACCTTCACCGTGAAGCGGGGCAGCGGGAGCTACACCAAGTATGACCTGTCTGTCGGCACGGCGGACACCAAGTACACGTCCTGCCGCGTCCGCTATGCCGACCCCGCCACGGGCCGGGTCATCGAGGGCACCGCCTACGCCGAAGACTACAAGGCGGACTCCAAGAACAATCAGCAGCTGGAGGTGACGGCCAAGGTAGCCAGCATCGCCGAAGCGCAGACGCTGGCGGCCAAGCAACTCCGCCTCCATAACAAGTATTCCCGCACCGCGACATTCACCTTCCCCGGGGACCCCTCCAAGGTGGCCGGCGTCACGGCCACGCTGGAGGGGTGGGGCGCGTGGGATGGGAAATATATCATCAAGCAGTCGAAGCACTCCCTGGGCAGCTCCGGCTACACGACGCAGACGGTCCTCCGTCGCATTCTGGAGGGATATTGATGGACTCTGAAAAAATCCTTTCCCGCCTGGTGCAGATCGGCACGGTCAGCGACGTGGACAACGGCAAGCGGAGAGCCCGTGTCATTCTCAAGGAGACAGGGCATACCTCCGGCTGGCTCTGCGTGCTGGCTACGCCGCCCTTCATCCCCGATTACAACGTCCCGCAGCGGACGGAATTTGAATCCGGCGGCTCCGGCGACGCCTCCTTCGCAAGCCACAAGCACGACCTGATTATCAAGCCGTGGATGCCGAAGGTCAACGACCAGGTGCTGGTGCTCTATCTCCCGGTGTTCAACGGAGACGGCTTTATTCTGGGAGGGATATAAATGCAGATCGGGACGCTCGGAGAGGTCGTGTTCTCCGTTTCTGACAGCGTTGTGGAGACGATCAACAACTTCACCTGGTCTGGCTCCGCCCGGTACAGCACGCACCAGCGGCACCTCACCCACGCGCTGACCGAGTTTACCGGGCTCGACCCGGACGGCATCACCTTCGACATCTTTGTGTCGGCCTATCTGGGCGTCGACCCGATGACGGAGGTCGTGAAGATTTGGAACTACGAGCGGAGCGGCACCGCCGTCCCGCTGACCATCGGCACCCACGCCTACGGCAAATACCGATGGTCCATCAAAAGCCACAAGATGAAAGCCCAGACATTCGACAAGCGGGGGGACATCACGAGCGCCACCATTTCGCTCACCCTCCAGGAGTACATTTAGGGGGGTGCGGCATGATCTACAAGGTATCAGCTGTCGATGTCGGCACCGTCAAGCTGAACGAACAGGACACGGTTTCGTCGGTGCTTCAGAACATCGCCATCCTCCTCTCCACCCGGCAGGGCACAGTTCCGCTCTACCGGGAGTTTGGCCTGCCCATGCGCTTCCTCGATAAGCCCACCCATATCGCCCGGCCCATGATCGTGTCGGAGGTCAAGGAGGCCATCGAGAAGTTTGAGCCCAGGGCGACCTTTGTCCGGGTGCTGTTCGACGAGGACGCCAGCATTCCGGGCAGGGTCATCCCGACTGTGGAGGTGGAGATCAATGAGTAGAAACACGCAGTACCAGTTCATCAGCACGGACACAAACGCCCTTGTCTCCGCCCTGGTTTCCGGCTATGAGAAAATCACCGGCGTCAGCGTGCAGCCGGCCAGCCCGGAAAAGCTGTTTATCCAGTGGGTGGCGGACATCATCATCCAGGAGCGTGTCCAGAACAACTACACAGGAAATCAAAACATCCCCTCCAGGGCATCCGGGGAAAACCTGGACGCTCTGGGGGAGCTGTTCTATGTCTCGGAGCGGCCGGCGGCGCAGCCCGCCGTGTGCAACGAGCGGTTTTATATTTCCGAGGCCCAGGCCACGGCCATCCTGATCCCGGCCGGCATCCGCGTCACCGACTCCAGCAGCACCCTTGTCTGGGAGACGGTCGAGGATGTCTACGTGGACATCGGCGACACCTATGCCGACGTCCAGATCCGATGCCAGACGCCGGGCGTGGTGGGCAACGACTACGCCGTGGGACAGATCAACACCATCATCGACCTGTTTGACTATTACAGCCGCTGCGAGAACACCACCGCAAGCGACAGCGGCTCGGACGAGGCCACCGATGACGAGTTCTACGAGCTCATGCGGGCCAGCATGGACGCCTACTCCACCGCCGGTCCCCAGGGCGGGTATGTCTACATCGCCAAGCGCGTCTCTACGGAGATCGCCGACGTGGTGGCCAACTCCCCCGTCGCCGGGACGGTGGACCTGTATGTGCTCATGGATGACGGCACCATCGCCCAGACGGAGGTCAAGAACGCGGTGCTTGCCGCCTGCAGCGCGGACACGGTGCGCCCGCTGACAGACCTGGTTTCTGTCAAAGACCCCGATGCGGTGGAATACGACATCTCCTTCACCTACTACATCCCCAGCGACGCCTCCGTCAGCTCGGCGGAGATCGAGGCCGCCGTAGACGCGGCGGTGAAGCAGTATGTGGCCTGGCAGTGCGGCAAGCTGGGGCGGGACATCAACCCCTCCTACCTGATCGGCCTGCTCATGCAGACCGGCATCAAGCGGGTGGACCTTACCTCTCCCACCTTTACCGTCCTCAAGGACGGGAGCAACAAGGACACGCCCCAGGTGGCGACGGTAGGCGACATCACCGCCACGAATGGGGGGTATGAGGATGAATAGCGCGCACGCCCTGACCGCCGAAAACCTCCTCCGGGCGCTCCCGGAGGTCTTACGGAACGACGAGAGCATGGCGGCCCTGGCCGCCTCTGTCGCCCAGGTGCTGGCCCAGCGCCCCGAGGAGATCCAGCGCCTGGCCATCTACCCGCGCATCGACGAACTCCCGGAGGAGCTGCTGGACATCCTGGCCTATGACTTCAAGGTGGACTGGTGGGACGCGGACTACACCCTGGAGGAAAAGCGCCGGACGTTGAAAGACAGCTGGCGCGTCCATCGGATGCTCGGCACCAAGGCCGCCGTCGAGCTGGCCATCTCCGCCATCTTCCCGGAGGTGCGGGTAAGCGAATGGTTTGAGTACGGCGGCGACCCGTACCACTTCCGCCTCTCCATCGACGTCAGCAAGGAGGACACCGATTCCGACCGCTACCAGCGCGTCCTGGAGCGCGTGAACTTCTACAAGAACCTCCGCTCCCACCTGGACGAGATCGTTTATATCATCCAGGCGGAGGGCGTTGCAACAGGCCGTGCGGCCGCTGCATTCATCGGCGGGTATATGCGCATTACCGTCCCCGTCCGCATTGACGGAGAGGCGCGCCCGCCCCACGTCCCCACGACGGCTACGACCGGCGCGCACGCCACCGGCTCTTACATGAGGGTCCAGACGCGGGTGCCCGTGGACGGCGTGGGCAAGCCACAGGCCAACTTCCCCATGCACACCGGGATCAAGGTGTCTGAAACCTACTACAAAATCACTACGGAGGTGTCAACATGAGCTGGAACACATCAGTTGTTACCAACGCCGGCGTCGACCTGCTGAACGAATCCCTGGCCGGCCACACGCTGACCATCGAGAGCGCGGTGGGCGGCGCCGGAACGTCGACCGAGGAGGAGTTGAAATCTGCCACCGATGTGGCGGAGCCGAAGCAGACCTTCAAGCTCATTGGTATCGACGACTTTGAGCAGGGCAAGCGCGTCGGCATCCAGATCACCAACAAGGGCGTCACGGAGTCCTACGTCCTGCACCAGATCGGCGCGAAAGCCCATCTGGAGTATGAGATGGAGACGCCGACCCTGCTCTTTGTTTTGCAGGACGACCGAGGCGTGGAGATCCCCACAGAGGCGGAAAATCCAGACTTCCTCTTCGAGGTCTATGCCGTCATTACCATCTCCAACGAAGCCAACATCGTTGTCAATGTCAGTACCGGCGTGACGGCCTCCGTTACCTATGTGGACGAAACGGTGGCGAGCGCCATCAGCGAGCACAGCGCGGATAAGAACGCCCACCAGGACATCCGCGACCTGGCCGCCTCCGCAAAATCCGCAGCGGACGCGGCAGCCGAAGCAGCCGAGGCCGCCAAGGAGGAGGCGGATGCCGCCAGCGAGGCCGTCTCCGCATTTTCGGACGGATTTGTCATCATCGGCAGCACCAAGCCCGAGACTGGCCCCGTCCTCTGGTTCAACGACGGCAGCGGCCAGACGGAGTAAAGAAGGGAGGAGATAATTCATGGCAGTCTATGAGCACAAGCCCACGATGACCTATGTGGACGAGATCGGAGACGAGCACCGCATTTTCCCTAACACCAAGAAGGAATGTGTGGAGGGCATGGAAGACATTGACGACCACCTGCTCGACACCAACAATCCGCACAAGGTAACCGCCGCACAGGTGAAGCTGACCGACGGCACCACCGTGGAGGCCGCCATCAGCACCGCGCTCAACACCGCAAACAGCGCGGCCAGCACAGCGAGTCAGGCCGCGACTGCGGCACAGAACGCCCAGGAGTCCGCAAACGCGGCCCTGGAAGCCGTGACCGATCTGGTAAACACCATCAGCGCCGTCCCCACGCAGAACGGGACGCTGACCTATACCGGCAGCGAGCAGTCCCCCAGCTGGAACAACTACAACCCCGAGACGCTGACGCTGGGCGGCGTCACGACCGGGACAAATGCCGGCACCTATACGGCCACCTTTACCCCGAAGGAGGGCTACAAGTGGTCGGATGACACCACCACGGCCAAGGAAGTGACCTGGACGATCAACCGGGCGACCATTTCCGGCATTCCGACCCAGAACGGCAGCCTCACCTACACCGGCGAGGCCCAGACTCCCACCTGGAACAACTACAACACCGCCCAGCTCACCATCGGCGGGGAGCAGAGCGCGACCGCTGCCGGCAGCCACACCGCCACCTTCACCCCGACGAGCAATTACCGCTGGTCTGATGGGACGACCGAGGCCAAGTCGGTGGTGTGGACCATCGGAAGGGCCTCCATCTCCGCGACCCCATCCCAGACCGGCAGTCTGACCTATACCGGCCAGGCGCAGAGCCCCTCTTGGACGGGGTATGACGCCACGAAGATGACCTTGGGCGGGGACACCTCTGGCACCAATGCCGGCAGCTACAACGCCACATTCACGCCGACCTCCAACTATCAGTGGTCGGACGGCTCCACCTCGGCCCGGACGGTGGGCTGGAGCATCGGAAAGGCCGCGGGCAGCCTTTCCCTCAATACGTCCTCGCTCACTCTGACGGACAGCTCCAAGACTGGCACCATCAACGTCACCCGTGCCGGCGACGGCGTGGTCAGCGCAGAATCCAACGCCCCGGGGGTGGCTTCGGTGAGCGTGAGCGGGACGGTCGTTACCGTCACCGGCAAGGCGGCCGGCACCGCCGTCATCACCGTCAAGGTCGCGGCTGGCTCCAACTACAACGCCCCGGCCAATAAGACGGTGAATGTCTCCGTGGAGTTTGCCCAGGTGTTCGGCGTCCGCTGGAACAAGTCCAGCAGCTCCACCGCTCTGTCCCGGCTGACGCAGAGCAACGACCCCAACGACTACGTCACCGTTGACATCTCCACAGAGCCCTCCCCGGCGGTCGGGACCGGCGCCGGCAGCTCCCCCTTCGACAGCTACGCGCCGTGGAAGGACATGGAGGAGTACAACATCATCAACAATGCCGTGTCCCACAAGCGGGGGGAGAGCGGCTTCAGCCGTACCAGTTACGACACGATGGTCTATATCCCGGAGTTCTGGTTTAAGATCGTCGAGAGCGGAAACTATCGTTACTTCTACATCGCCAACAAAGCCAAGGACGGCTTCACCAAGCATCCCGGCTCCGGGAAGTACGTGGGCCGCTACAACACCGTCAGCGGAAACGCATCCAAGTCCGGCGCCGCGCCCCAGGCCAGCCAGACCCGGGCGCAGTTCAGATCCGGAGCAAGAAACAAGGGCAGCAAGTGGTCGCTGCACGACTTCGCCGCCTGGAATGCGGTCTGGCTCCTGTACCTGGTGGAGTTTGCCGACTGGAATAGCCAGGCGCAGATCGGCCGCGGCAACGTGGACAGCAGCTCCCTGAAGAACACCGGCGGCACGGACAGCATGAGCTACCACACCGGCCGCGCCTCCGGCACCGACGGAAAGACCCAGGTGCAGTATCGCCACATCGAAGATCCCTGGGGCAACATCTGGGAGTGGATCGACGGCGCCAACTTCAACAACCAGGCCGCCTACATCTGCACCAATCCGGCCAACTATGCCGACGACACCACCAGCAACTACACTGCCGCCGGCGTCACCCTCTGCTCCTCTGGCTGGATCAAAGACCTGGGTCTCAGCAATACTTTCCCCTGGGCTTTCCTCCCGGATGCCAATGGAGGCAGCGAGACTACCTACATCCCGGATTACGTGAGCTCGCACTCCGGGTGGCAGGTGCTTATGGTCGGGGGTAACTGGAACAATGGCTCGAATGCCGGGCTCTTTTACTTCAATGCCAACAACTCCTCGTCGAACTCGAACGGCAACATCGGCGCGCGGCTACTTGTTTTTCCGATGTCATCATTGCGCAGGCTTTTCCGCACCGCTTGGTGAAAATATTGCCGGGAGGACAGGGTTTAGTAGGCCTCGGCTCGAAAGACCTTGCAGGCAAACAAGGAGCATCGGAAAATGCCCAAGAGAATTGGATTCCTCTATGAGAAGATGTCGGACAAAGGCTTTATTCGCCACGTCATCCTGGAGGCCTCGCGCGGGAAGCGCAAGCGCCGGGAGGTGCGCCGGGTGCTCAAAAACCTGGATGAATATGTGGACAAGACCTATGAGATGGTCGTGTCCGAGAGCTTTGTCCCCACCCCGCCGAAAGAGCGGGAGATCTACGACGACAGCAGCCAGAAGCGGCGCATCATCAAGGTCGTCCCTTTCTGGCCGGACAGCGTGATGCACTGGCTCCTGGTGACCGTCATGAAGCCTGTGCTGATGCGCGGTATGTATCACTGGTCCTGCGCCTCCATCCCCGGGCGGGGCGGGAAGCGCGTCCAGAAGCATATCCGCCGCACCCTGCGGGACGACCCGGAGGGTACGAAGTACGCCGCCGAGCTGGACGTCAAACACTATTACCCCAGCATTCCGATCAAGCGCCTTATCTGGGCGCTGGCCCGGAAGATCAAGGACAAGCGGCTCCTGCGGACGGTCTACGCCGTACTCCAATCCTGCGGCGGCGGCCTGGCTATCGGGTACTACATCTGCCAATGGCTGGCGAACTACTACCTGGAGGAGCTGGACCACTACATCATGACCCTGCCCGGGGTCAAGTACATGGACCGCTACATGGACAACATCACCCTGCGCGGCCCAAACAAAAAGCAGCTGCACAAGGCCCGGAAGCAGATCGCAGACTTCATGAGCCGGCGACTGGGCCTGCGGATGAAGGAGAACTGGCAGATCTACCGGACGACCTTTACAGCCGCCGTGGCTCGGCGGCACAGCCTTCTGGACGAACGAAAGCGGCGGCTTCGGAAGCCCCGCATGGTGTCCGCCGTGGGCTACCGCTTCTCCCGCAGCCACATCACCCTGCGGAAGCGGAACTTCTTGCGCTTTACCCGCCAATGCCGCCGGGTAAAAAAGCGGCTGGATGCCCAGAAGCTGATCTCCTTCAAGCAGGCCTCCGGGCTCTTGAGCCGGATTGGACAGCTGCGGCATTGTGATAGCCACAATATCAGAGTCAAATACGTTGACCCGATTGGGGTCAAAAATCTGAAGGAGGTCGTGCGAAATGAGAGTAAGAGGCGACGCTGCGCCCAGCAACGCATTTACGCTGGAGGAGCAGCCTAAGAAGCCGGGATATGTCCTGGTGCGCTTCTTCGAGAATGCGCATGAATTCACGGAAACACAGGGAGACCTCACCATCAGCGGATGGGAGTATGATGAATACCATTTGGAGCTGAAGGACACTGGCGGACTGTCCGAAGATATCCTCAACAGCTTCGAGGGGTATCTGGCCCAGGCCAAGCTGCTCGAGGCAGAAACGGACACGGTTCCGAAGCTGCAGGAAAAGGTAGCCAGCCTGGAGGAAGAGCGTGACAGCCTGCTTGAGATGGTAAACAGCCTCGAAACGCAGGTGACCGATGCGCAGCTTGCGCTGTGCGATGTCTATGAGCTCGCCTTGGGAGGTGGCGTGTAATGGAAAAAATCTATGCGGAGCTGATCCGCAAAGGGCTGAAAACACTGGAGGATGTTCCGGAGCGACTGCGTGATGCGGTGGCCGCACTCCTCAACGGAGAAGAGAATGGAGCTGAAGGCTTATGATAAGCCTTCGGCTCCTTCTTTTATACCTGCTTTTCGGAAGGGAGGTGAATGTCATGGCGGTAGTCTATGCCACTCTGATCGTCAAGGGCCTGAAGACTCTTGACCAGGTTCCCGGCCTCATCAAGACTCAGGTCGAGGAGATCCTCGTCGCCCTGGAGGTTGAGGTGTAAGCGATGCCCAAACCGGCGGCCCCCTTCTTGGGGGGCCGCCAAATCTTCAGGAGGAAACGATGCAGGAGATTACTATCAGCTTTGGGGATGCTGTCGTTGCCTTTATCGCTGCGATGGGCGTTCCGAGCGCCATCATGGGTCTAATTGTCTGGCGGCTGAAAAGCCGTATCGAAGGCAAGGAGAAGGACCAGGAGGAAAGGAACAGCGGTCAGCAAGAGCTGATACTGCTCCTCATTCAAAGCACCAGGGCTTCGATTGCGCTTGGCGAGGCAACAGCGAAAGCTGTGCAGCGAATTCCAGATGCGCATTGCAACGGTGATATGCGCAGCGCCATTGAGTACGCCACCGGTGTGAAACACAAGCAAAAGGAATTTCTGGACAAGTTGGGCGTAAAGGCCCTTCTTGACGAATGAGAGGAGATACCATGGAAATTGCGACTATCATTGCTGTCATCGGCGTCCTCGTGGCGCTGACAAACATCATTGTGGAGGTTGCAAAGAAGGCAACCTGGGATAAGCTGCCGACCAATATCCTGGCGCTTCTGGTGGCCATCGCCTTGACGCTGGCCTCCGGATTCGCCTACTGTCAGATCAAGGCGGTTCCCATCACCTGGTACATCGTCGTGGCCTTTGTGGTGGCCGGCTTCATGGTGGCGTACGCCGCCATGTTCGGATTCGATAAGCTCAAGGAAGTTATGAATTGGGGTGACAAGGAATGAGAAACATCATCCCGGAAAACGGGTATCTGGTCTATGCGGACACCCATGAGCGGGTAGTCTTCTATGAGTGCGACCCGTCCAAGAATACCGAGTGTTCCAAGACCATGTGCCGGGCTGAGCAGGAAGAAGACGAGGGCTCCTTCGGCTTCTGCGCAAAGACCACGGAGCCGAAGTTCCGCAAGGAGGGCGGCCGTTCCTGGTATGCGGTACAGAAGACCCCGGAGGACGGGGAGCCCTATTGGGGACGGGAATACATCGAGGGGGTGTGACCATGACGGTTCAGGAATGTATCTCCTATGTGGAGAGCCACATGGAGGTCCGCTACGCAACTCAGAACGGAGCATACAGAGCCGGCAGGACCATCTCCAACCACCAGGGCTGCGTGAACCACTCCGTAGGCTGCGCACAACCCAAGGCGGACGTCTTCTTCAGCTCCATGAACAAGACCAGCGCACAGTGGGGCGTGAACGCAATTCTCGGAGACTTCCATACTGGAGAGGGCCGAATCCTGGTGACGCTGGACCTGAAGGCACGCCCCTGTGGCTGCGGGGCCGGAAGCAGAGGCTCGTGGAACAACACCAAAATCCAGTGGGAGGTATGTGAGCCCGCCGGGCACACCTACGCCGGCGGCACCATGATCGCCTACGATGTGGAGAAGAACCAGGGGTACTTCGACCGTATGTGGAAGATGCTGGTGGCGTGGAATGTGTACTGTGCCGTTAAGCTGGGCTACCCGGTGTCCGGCATCAGCGACCATGCGGAGTCCTACCGGGCGGGCTATGGCTCCAATCACAGCGACATGGGACAGTGGCTCCCGAAGCACGGCAAAAGCATGGACGCCCTCCGGGCAGAAGTGCAGGCAATCTTAGAAAATGAGGAGGACGAAGAAGACATGGTACGCTACAACAAGCTCAGCGACATTCCCGAGAGCTGCAATTTCCGAAACATTGTGGACGACCTGATGACAGCCGGTATCATCGCCGGTGATGGCTCTGACCCGGACGGCAACGACGATGTAATCGACCTGTCCCATGACATGGTGCGGATGCTGATTTTCAACTACCGTGCTGGTGTCTACGATGAAAAGATCGAAGCGGCCGGCATCAAGCCTCAGCGATACTGATGAGCAAGAAGAAGCGCCAGCTCCTGCTGATGGTCGCTTTGTCCGTGGTCGGGGTCCTGGCGCTGAGTGCCAGCGTCCTCTACATACTCCGGCACTTCGGCCTGGAGGCCGTGCTCATCCTGGTCGTGTCCGGCACGGGCGCCGGGTGGGGCTGGGTGATCCGCTGGCTCTGGAAGTCCAAGAGAATCACAGTGTCCCACATCCTGGTTATCTGGATGGTGTGGACCGGAACGATCCTCGGAGGCGCTTCCTACTACCTGGCCCACCGTGGCAGCTCGGCTGACCTCGAAACTCTGTCCAGGTATGTCATGGTCGAGGTCGTCGCCGGAGTCGGAGGCTACTTCGTCAAATCTGGCGTCGAAAACGTGGCCCGCAAAATCTCCAGCTCGACTACGGACAACACAAAACGAGACTTATGACAAGACCCCCTCCCGGGCCGCTACAAGCGGTACTGTGAGGGGGTCTTTTTCGTTTTCCGGGAAGAAACGCCAGAGCGCCCAGGATGGCGCTTTTGCCACGAGGCGGGCGTCTACACTCCCGCGCCATCTTCCTGCCGTTGCAACTCATTTACGGGGCCGTGCGGGGCGTTTCCGGGCGGCTCCATGATGTCCACCGCCACGACCGAAACCAGCCGGTCGCGCTCGGCACCCATATTCAGCATGGAGCCGACCCGGTAATAGGCGCGGATGTCCTCGTCGGTGCCGTGAATTCTGGTGGTGATAGTGTCCCCGTCGGCCAGGTGGACGACCACGACCTTCTCGGTGCATTGCTCCAGATGGGCACAGAATTCCTCGTAGCCCATTTCGCCCCGGGCCCTCATGGCGTTGCTGACAGCCTGGAGCTCGGCGGGAGTCCAGTCTCTACTCACCGTCCGCCACCACCCATCCCGCTTCCAACAGGTCGTCGAATCCATTGCAGACATCTTCCAGCAGGAGCCGGACGTCCTGGTCGACGATGACACTGGCGGCCTCGTCACCGTATTCGTCGTGCTCCAGCAGGAAGCAGTGGACCCGGTAGGTCTTCGGTTCTCCGTTGACGTCCGGGGTGAGAGCGTACCAGCCATCATCAATGACGTGCCAGGTGCCGTAGTGGCCCTCGACCCGGATGTGCTCGCTGTCTCTGGTGATCATGTGCATACCTCCTGTTCGATAGACGGGGATTACCAGGTGTCCCGGCAGGGGATGAACTCGACCTCTACCTCCGGCGGGAGCGGGTCGCAGGGCTCCCCGTCAAATTCGTTGTCCTGCTTCGTGCAGATGCTCGGCGCCCGGTCGGCCCGGGGGTCGGTGTCGACATAGTACTTCCCGCCGCATTCATAGACAGGGCGGCTCCAGCTGTCGCGGCCGACGAAGGCAAGCTGCAGGGGCATCCCCCAGCGGGGCGGATACTTCATGATTGCCCAGACCTCCAGCGGGGCCTGGAAGCCCCCGGGCATATCCTCGAAGGCCTCCAGCGTCCCACAGTCATCGCACACCTGGACGTTGACACGCCGGCTCATGGCGTTCCGCGCCGGCTCCTCGTCCATGACGTCGCGGCCGCACCGGGGGCAGGGGTAGTGCCACTCGTGCTGGCGCTTGGCAAAGGCTTCGATCAGCTCCTTGGCAGTACTCACTGAAGTCACCTCACTTTCTGTCGTGGATCTCCTGGAGCTCGTCGATGGTAGCCATGTCGACCTCCAGGCCGTCAATCATTTCCTGACACTTTCGGGCCAGCGTCTTTGCGCCGGCATGGGCCCCGGCCCCCTCCAGGGCCTTTTCCTGCATTCCGCGATACTCGTCGATCTTCGCCTGGATTCCTGCTCGGGCGTACATCAAGATTTTCAGATAGGTCATTATCCGGCACCCCCTTCTCAGGCCGCCGGGGTGGCGGCCTGGGGCTCCTTGGAGGCCTGCTCGGTCTTGGCCTTGACGGGCTTCTTGGCCGTGGGCTTCTTCGCGGCCTGCTTCTTGGGCGCGGGGGCCGGGGCGGTGCCGGCCTCGATAGCCTCGATCTCGTCCAGCTTCTTCACGATCCGGCGGGCCTTCTGGAGCTCGCCACGCACTGCCTTCAGCTCGGCCTCCTTGTCGGCGATGGTCTTGCCCAGGGCCTCGAAGGACACCAGCGCGTCGGAGCCGGTGATGGACTGGGCCAGCTTCTTGAGGCCCCGGAGCTTCCGCAGGTCAGCGCACAGGCCCTCGGCGGCGGTCAGCTTTTCATTGATGGTGTTCATGTACTCGGTCTTAGTCATAGCGATTTCCTTTCTCCCCGTATGCCCGGTAGGTCAGGCGATTGTGTTGTTAGACCTCAGAAATGATGTAATCTCTTCTCATGCAAGAGATAGTGGCTCTGGCCACGCTGGCTGCCTCTTCTGCCTGCTCGCGCCCCTGAAGCTCTTTTTTGGTTTTGCCGACCGGCACCAAACTAAGCAGGCGCTCAATCTCTTTCTCCAGATCGTCCAGGTCGCTCAAGTATGCCTCTTTGCTCGTCATAGCGCCTCGCCCTCCTTGCTTACGACTGCCGCCCCGTCACAGGCCTTTATGGGAAGCCTGCCCGCCCAGTGCCCGCCGGTAGAGTAATCCCATTCGATGGTCCCGTCTTCGCACATGGTGATGGTGTGAGCCTCCAAGGTCCAGCCATCCTTGACACGCTTCATGATGTAGCATCCAGGCTCCCGGATCGCCTCACAAAGATAATCACTGCCATTCCGATTGCGGTAGACCGCGCCAACGGTAAGGGCGAAATTTCTCCAGCTCATACACAAATCCTTTCTGCCCTCGTGACCTCCGGGGCGGGCGGTATGGTTACTTGCGGCGGAACTCTTCGGGGTCCTGCGCGTCCAGCTGGGCAGTAAACTCGGAACGGATGCGCTCCCACATGGCCAGCGATGACTTTGCAATCTGTCTGCGATCCTCCGTTGTCTCGGGGTCTGCGATTTCCCTCCGGAAGTCGAGCACCACACAGGTCAATGCCTGCCTTACTCGGAACATATCGCTACGGCTCATGGTGACGGTTCTCATTTCCTGATTCAGCATTTTCGTCTCCTCCATCTTTTATATCGTTTTCTTAGTTCATTGTTTCGTGTTCCTGTGAGCATACAATACACCATTCCTCTCGTCTTGTCAACACTTATTTTCGTTTTTCTTGAAAAAAGTTTTGACAAAGCGAAACTTGCGTGTTATAGTATTCTCGAAGGAGGTGAGCCCTGTGGTGTCCTACAAACCGCTATGGCATACACTGATTGACCGGGACATGAAAAAGATGGAGCTGGTGGAGAAGGTCGGAATGAGCCGGGCCACGCTGAGCAAGCTGAACAACGATCAATATGTTTCGCTGGAAGTGCTGGACAGAATATGCGAAGTATTAGAGTGCCCCATTCAAGATGTTGTAAAAATAGAGAACGGAGAGTAA